TTGCAGGAGGTGTCCGGCCGTTCCGGCCGGTGGGGGTGCCCCCCAGGCAAACCTCCCGACTTAGCTATTTCGCTCGCCGGCCTCGACGTTTCCGCAGGTCAAAGCAGGTTTTTGCTGGATCTTGGGTTTGCTGCAGCTAACTCACGTGACGTGTTAGCTGGTCTGTGTGCACGTCGCAACGTGTTGGTTTGTGTGTCGCATCGATGCAGGTCACACGCTGCAGATCCCGCATATGCACCGTTGTCCTGGGCTTTTGCAGATCATGTGAATCATCGTTCCTGGTAGCTCTACTGACTCCAGTCAGTGTTAGCACTGCTAACCACTGTTAGCTGGCCTCCTGATACCACATGTCACGCACTGCTGTCAACCCTGTTGAGGCAATGGTCACAGACGCTTGACAGGCAGGGTGGGAATGGTGTATTTGCGCGGCCCCGTCGACCTCGAGGCTCTGAGAGCCGTTCTAAGCGATCGAGATGGCCTCACCCAAGCGATCTATCGCACCGTGCCCCGTTCGGCCGTCTGCGTGGACGCTAGGGCCCCGCAATGCCCCGTTGCGTCGCACCGTCCCACATACGCGTATCCGCAGACCAGGTTGACCAGGTAGCACTAAGGGTTGCCTAACCTCACCTACCCGCATCCGCGCATATCGGCCGTTCTGGCATGCCCCGAAACACAGTGTTTGCTATGGCCTCCCACCTGCATAAACAGGGTTAGCTGCACCCGTCGAAACCACCCAAAATTCTGGGCTGCCAACTGCAGCTGTAGACCGACTTTCGACCCTTGAAACCGCGTCTACCAGCACATATGCGTATATCGACATGAACGAATATGAGTGATTTTCGGATTTGCTAGCAAATTTTTGGCCATTTTTGGGTGTTTGTCCTGACAAACTCGCTACCAGGGCATATGTGGAGAAACCGCAGGTCAAACGGGGTGCGCTTGACGCTGATTTCGGGCCCAAAACGCACATAGTTAACTACGTTGCTAGAAAAAAGTTTCTGCAGGTCACAGGGCATTTTGGTGTTTGCAAGCCTAGCTAATATATAGGTTTTTCTATGTATGTGCTTTGACCTGCGCTTTTACCTAAAACCCCAGGTCAGAGGCTTGTTTGCTGTGGGCCCAAAATCCACTGTGTGATGTACGTCACAAAAACTCATATTCCTGCAGGTCACAGCCTCGCAACTAGCCGTTTTGGTGCCCGAAACAATGCCCCCCCTACTTGTTTGCTGACCACCCTGACCGTAACGTTCTCCTTGTTCGACGCACCGCCCCCCCCGCAAGGGGGGGGCCGGGAGCGCCTTCTACAACATTGCCTTCAGAAAGGAGTAGTACCCGCAAATCGCATGGCCTACGGGCGTGCGGGACTGGCGTCGGCTGCGACGTGTCCTTAAACGTTGTTTGAGAACTCCATAGTGTGACGCGCGAGGTATGGCCTGGTGGGTGAAGTCTGCCCAGAGGTCCGGAAGTGGGCGCGTCGTGAGTCCCCACAATGGGAGTCGGTACCGGCGGTGCATGTTTTTTGCGCACTGCAAACGGCCGACGACTCACATTCCCTGGTCGTACCCCTACGTGAGAGTCGTAGAAGTGGGAACGTCGGCATGCGATATGGCCGTCTACCAGGGCAATTGTGGCAAGGGACACCTAGCAGATTCCCGCATTAGCTACGCCTACGAGAGGCTATGGGGCGTGCGGCACGTGTGCTAGGTCAGTCGGACTCGTCTCTCTTTTCCTAATCTTCCAAGTGTGAACTTACGGTGCCCTTAGTGGGCATTGATCTCGATCAATGTCACTTAGGGGCACTCATCGGGCACACGGGTGAGGAGTCACTTCTCATCCGTGTGCCCTATTGGGTGTGCCAATTGGTGCCCCGTACCACACGGAAGGGAATAGAGCAATGTCGAATCGCAAGCATCAGACCATGGTCGTCTGGGAGGGCATCTCGGCACTTGACAACGTCACTCCCATTGTGGTGCTGGCGTCGTTCAAGTCCAGCAATGTCAAGACAGGTGACATGGTCCAAACGTGGATCCTGCGTGCTGATGTCAAGCCGAGTGAGGCCATTGCAGACGGTAGCGACGCTGCCGTGTGTGGCGGTTGTGTCCATCGGGGCAACTCGGCGGAACGTCGCAAGCGGACTTGCTACGTGAACATGCGTACCCCGAACTCTGTGTACGGGGCGTATGTGCGTGGCAACGTCCGTCCGTTCGATCCGGCCGCGTTCGCTGGTCGCAAGGTGAGGCTCGGTGCCTACGGCGATCCTGGCGCGGTTCCCACACATGTGTGGGCAACCATTGCCAGCGTCGCCGATGGCGTCACCGGCTACACGCACCAATGGCGCGACTGCGACGCCAGCCTTGCAGAGTTCTGCATGGCGTCATGCGACACGATTGATGACTACGTTGCCGCGCGCCGTGCTGGTTGGCGCGGGTTTGTCGTCCGTCCGTTGGGTGCAGAAAAGCCTAAGGGACTTGTCCAGTGCCCCGCTACTGCGGGTAAAGACAACACAGTGCAGTGCATCACGTGCATGCAGTGTGGGGGCAACGGGAACGGCCGTAAGGCATCGATCTCGATTGAGGTGCACGGCGTAGGGGCCAAGAATTTCCTGCCCCTGGCCGTCGTCTAAGCCGATTGGAAGGCAGCACTGGGCATCCGTGTCCAGTGCTGCCGCTTGTCTGCTTAGGCAGCAAACACACGGAAGGGATAGAGAACATGGCATATCGGATTGATAGAGAAGGGCCTACGCCTGACCGTAACGAGGTGGGCAATTGGATCCAGACTCTTCCGACCGCGCTGCGCAATTTGGCGCGGATTGCCCGCATGTACACGGATGGTGGGTGGCTCGTGGAATGGCACGAGTCTGACCGCGCATTCACTGCAACGCTGGCGTATGGCCACGTCAAGGTGACCTACAGATTGGTCACGGAGGACTGAGTCGGTAGGTAGGTAGCACTGCATTGCAGTGCTGCCGCTGGTCAACTCAGACCACACACACGGAGAAGGGAATTTCTCATGCCGTTTATCCATGACATTGCTGCACCGTTGTTGGCGGCTGGCAATGGCGATACGACGACCGTGGATCACTTTTTTACGGTCGTGTGGGTGCCCAACAATCACGGGTACCCGTTCCGGGCGGAATGCTCGTGTGGCTGGCAATCCGCCACCTACGCGGCAGAGCACGCGGCTGAGGCCATGGGTGCCGATCATTGGGCATCCACACACAAGACCGTCTAGGCACGGAGGAGGGCACGCCTGGTGACAGGTGTGCTCTCTGCTGCACCTAGGCAGCACACACACACGGAGAAGGGAAACCATCATGCATGATTCCATGACTGTCGAGGCAAATTCTGTCCTGGTCATTGCCAACTTGAATGGGCGTCGACTGGAGGGTGCGTATGGATCTGCGTGGGACGCAGCGGGGGCAATCTCTGATTTTGCCCACCGCCGGGGTTACCGGATCGAGTACTCGCGTGCGAGCGCTAACGGTGTCGAGTCGGGCTACTTTGTGCCCGTCGGCGTCGGCGCTCCTACGGGTGACTGGATTTTCGGGCCCCGACCCACGGTCTGAGCACGGAGGAGGGTACATAGCTAGCCTATGTATTCTCTGCTGCACTCAGGCAGCACACACGGAGAAGGGACAAGAAACATGACGCGTCCGGACAACATGACGTTGATTCGCGAAGAAGCCCAAGCCAATGGGTGGACTGTCACTGAGGAGCGCCCGCACGAGTGGGTGCTTGAACGCAGGGGCACGCGTGTGTGGATCCACTGGGGCAACCTGGATCGCAAGTATCAGACGTGCCTGTATGCGGCCATCAGTATCGATGGTTCGCACGGGCGGATACCGGCGCATCCGCGTGAGCGACTCATCCGCGCACGCGGGTGGATCAATGCCCCGGGCGAGTGATCGTCTGCACATGGAGGAGGGCGCACAGGGGCAACTCTGTGCGCTCTCTGCTGTCTGCAGGCAGGCAGTAACAACACACGGAGAAGGGATAGGACCAATGGAACGCAGCAAGCTTGTCCGCATGCTTGGCACCGGCCGGTTGGGCCAGTACCAGCGCATCGAAGAAGGCGGCATGCCAGGTCGACGCATCACCAACGTGTTGGTGAAGTGGGACGACGATCCAGAAGGTGAGCCGACATGGCACCGTACCGTCGACTGGCGCACGGATGTCGTGCTCGTGCTGGCACTGGATGAAATCTGATGCGGCACTACCACAGGCGCTACCAGCGTCAGACGCATCAGACCGCGCGAGCCGCACGGCGAGCACTTGTAACCGCAATCCTGAAGGGACAGAACAACAATGGCTGAGATCAAGATTGTCAACGGCATCGAGATCTATGCGCATGAGTTCAGCCATGGCCAGTGGGCCATTGTGGACGGCAGGGCTGTCGAGATTGAAGACACCCAGGTCCACGGGGACACGGTCGAAGTCGAAGTCTGGGAGTGGCATGGCCACACCAAGACTCCCCGGCTGGTCTACCTGAGTCGCACAACAAAGCTGCAGAGCTTGTACTTCAAGCTCAGCTAGCTACACACGGAGGAGAGCCCACAGGCAGCAATGTCTGTGGGCTCTCTGCTGTCTGTAGATGGGCAGTGAATTACACACACGGAGAAGGGATTACAGATATGTACGTTTCCAATCATGGCCGCATGCTCGGCACCCATGGCGAGCGTCGCCTGGGCTCGCGTAAGCAGCTCAAGCGCTCCGACCGCCGCGCGGTGCGTCAGCAGCTCCGCAAGGGCGGTGAACTCTGATGCCTGCCAATGAAGCACTGCTGCAGCAGGCGTGGGATGTCTACTACGCCATTGCGACGCATGATGACCGGCGAATCAGTGGCCAGTCATACGACTATGAGAGCGCACCGGAATCGCCGTACGACTACGCGGCGCTGATGGTCAAGTCACTCATCCGCGTCGTGTATCCCGCGTTCGATCCGGCGCTGGTCTGGGAGCTGTTCGGTGAGGCTGGCGAATGCCTCGACCAGGCCGACCTCGAGCGAGGTCTAGCCGACCGCTACGCACGTCAGTACTGAGAGCGACTCAGGGCAACAGTTCGTGAGACCTGTTGTCCTGCTGGTGTTCTCAGCACCATCACACGAGAAGGGAATAGAGCAATGTCTTATGTCATCGAGGCATACCAGGGCCGTGGAGTCGAGCCAGGAGCAGAGGTATTCGCATACCGAAACCTGCACCGCGACAAGTGGTCTCTGGTTGCCCGCACTGGTGAAAACAAGGGCAGAGTGGTCGCTCACGCTACCGGCGCGGTGATCCTGGATGCTCGGTTTGTGGTGCGCGAAAGCGGTCGACAGAAGGTCATCCGCACGCGGCGTAAGAGTGTCCACGCGGGTGTCATTGGCACCCTGGTGGACATCAACGATCCACGGGTGACCGGCATACTGCCGAACACTCAGGCGCGTTACAACCCTTACCAGGCAGGCACGTTCACGCTCGGCTACACGGGTGCCCCGGTGTATGACGCGCCGCTGGTGGATCTCGCACCGGACGGCAAGGCCTACATCTGAGTGGGGAGGAGCGCACAGGTTGGTCTCCTGTAATCACCCTGTGCGCTCTGCTGTACTCAGACGGTACAGATGCCCGTTACACAAACGGGTAACACACGAAGAAGGGAAGAGAACTATGGGAAGCAAAATCGCTCACGCACTGATCGGCAACACCGCCAAGCGCGACCGGTGGATTGGCCAAACGGACGGCACCCTGCCGACCTACGAGGGCCCCATCCCCGTGGCCGAGGTGGAGCGTCGTCTCTTCAACTGGGAGGCGATCAGCGTGCCCACGGGCAACTTCATCCCGGTCGGCGTCGACCAGCTCGGCGAGCCGGGTGTGATCGTCCTGCCCGACGGGCGACCGGCACGGGTGGTCATCACCGAGGGCGCACAGGGAATTGTGCGCTCCGATGACTACACAGAGCTGGGACGGCACACCAAGTCCTACCGGATCCACGACTACAAGGAGTGGCTGATCCGGAACGTGAGCAACATCCTGCAGGACCGTCTCTCGATCCTGTCCGCACTGACGCTGAAGAACGGCGCACAGGCGGCTGTCGAGATCGGCCTGGACGAGACCATGCACGACGAGAAGACCGGCCTCGAGTTCTGGCCGTTCCTCCTCGCGCAGACCTCCTTGGACGGGTCCATCGCGACCACGTACTCGGCATTCAACCGGATGCTGATCTGCGACAACATGTTCCAAGGGATCCGTGCGGATGCCCGCAAGTCGGGCCGTCAGTACAAGGTCAAGCACACCGTGAACAGCATGAGTGCCCAGGTGGTGGCCGGTGTCCGTGAGGCACTGTCCATCCTGGACAAGTCCGCGCATGAGATGCAGGACTTCACTCGCGAGCTGGCCCAGATCGAGGTCACCCGCAAGGAGTGGCTGAAGGTGCTCGACATCATCGAGCCCCCTGCCCCTGCGGACAGCAGCAAGGCCAAGATCACCAAGGCTGAGAACCGCCGCGAGGCGCTCGACCACTACTACACGGTGGATCCCATGTCAGCACCGTTCGCGGGCACCGCTTTTGGTGTCGTGCAGGCGGTCAACACCTACGAGCATCACGGTCGCTCCGTGCGCGGTACGTCGCGCCTGGAGCGCGTGTACGACCGGGCAATCCGTGGCGACATCGCGGCGAGCGATGGGGCCACGCTGGGAGCCCTGGCCAAGGTGCTCGACATGCCGGAACTCATCCCGGCGTAGAGCTGGCTGGCAGCTTGGGGAGGGCATCGCGGGGCAACCTGCGGTGCCTTTCCTTGGTGGCCAGATGGACACCCACACGAGAAGGGAAGAGACACAATGGATCCAGACGAGGCACTCAAGCTCATTCGCGAGATGGTCGAGGCCCACCTGGGTGGTGGGCAGGTGTCGCTCGGCGAGCTGGTGGTCGTGGTCGACGGTCTCGATGGCTGGCTGTCCGCAGGCGGGTTCCTGCCTGCAGCATGGGCGGTGAACCGATGAGCACCATGTTCAGGCCGCAGCGACAGATCATGCAGGGCTTCATCATCGATGGAGTCGGCGTGGTCCAGGTGTCCACCGTGTACATGGGCGGATCGTTCGACCTCTGGGAGACCGCAATCCTCTGGCCTGCAGGCTGGGAGGGCCTGCAGTTCCTTGAAGACGAGACCGGGTTCGACGTGGTCGACCACAACCGTGGCTACCACGAGGGCATCGCTGATGCGCTCGACTCGCACGAGTACTATGCGAACCCACATCAGTTGCAGCGCATGGCAGCAGCCATCATGCGCAACCGGTGGACCCCGGCACAGTGGGCACGGACAGAATGGGAACGGAGGAGGGCGGTATGACGGCAGTGTATTGGTCGGTCGCAGCAGTGCTGGCGACCACCATCCTCTTGTTCAAACAGCTCTAAGTTCTGAGCGCGACTCGGGGGCATCAGCTTCGGCTGGTGCCCCCTTTGGTGTGCTCAGCACCGCCACAACACGAGAAGGGAAGAGACATGGCTAGGTATACGGATGACACCTGCAATCAGTGCGGGTACCACGGTGACCATTCGGAGGACTGCCCTTCGTACGGCACCACGTTCGACTACGAGTTGGGGGCGTTCGTCTGATGGCATACGACCGGAAGTGCGCCAAGTGCGACGTACGCCCCGAGGAGGAGGGGTGAGTCCCGCCAGTGACAGGACGGTGGTCAACCTGGCTGTCGACATCGACCTGTGGGAGTACGCAGACAGCTACAACCTGGCAGGGCCCCGGTCGGCACGGGACGACATCAAGACAGTTGTCCTCGAGGCCGCTCGGGCAGAGTTCAAACGCATGGGCTACCCACCGGAATGTGTGAGTAGAATGCGCTGAATCGGGAGGGGGTACAACGGGTCGCAGGATCCGTTGCACCCCTGCTCAATTCAGAGCGATACACGAGAGAAGGGAACAACAGAATGGCAATGCCGTACCTGGGCGACAACGAGGCCCCCCGCAACGAGGGATGGATCCCTGGCGTCGACTTCGACCCGCACGACCCTGACGAGATGGAGGTCATGCACCTGGTCTGGGACCAGGAGAAGTACGACCGCACGCGTCAACTGGAGCGTGAGAACGAGCTGCTGCGGGCAGCGCTCAACTCACAGATGACGGAGGCGCAGCGCGACGAGGTCGACGCGGCCACAGATGCCGGTGCGAGTTATGCACAGGCGGTGTGCAACATCTGGAACGCCAACAAGGCACTGTGAACCGGGAGGAGGGGCTACGGGTTGGAGGACGATCCGTAGCCCCTCTGCTCTGTTCAGAGCCAAGCTTCGCCACCACGGAGAGCCCGTGGGGCGGGGAGGAAGGAGGGCAGGACGATGTACGCGCTACAAACCATCGCCCTGCTCCTCGCGGTACCACCGGCAGTGTGGGCGATCATTGACCTGATCGGCCGCTACCGGAGGTAACCCGTGAGGGCCAGTCCTGGGTGTTCGCGCATCCAGGGCTGGTCTCCTTGTCCAGTATCACACAACCACGACAGAAGGGAAATCAATGAGCAGCAGGATCTGCTACTACGCAAACGAGTCGTTCTACGACCACGCCAAGGGCGGCTACGTCGTCGCTGTGGTCACCGAGGACGAGGCGGGCTACAACACCCTCAGCACCGTGTACGGCAGCGCTGAGCGAGCCAAGGCGGCTGCCGACGCACTCAACCAGGATCTCGGCCTCAGCCGGGACGACGTGCTCGACATCGTCGCCAGCTCCATGCGGGCCGGGAGGGCGCAGCGATGACCGGGCGCGGCGACTTCACATTCACCGTCACCGTCAAGGACATGGACCTCGACGCGTGGGCCATCGACTACGGCATCGACGGCGGGCCGGACAAGATCCGCGCCGACTTCGAGTCGTTCGCCCGTAACAATCTGGCGGGCGCACTCGATGAACTGTTGCACCGCATGGGCTACCACGACCAGAGCGTCGACGTTCACTGAGTAGGGAGGAAGGGCACCGGGTCAGCCGATCCGGTGCCCTTCTGCTGTGTTCAGCAACGTTTATCGGTCACGGCGGGCGTCACGAACCCGCTGGTAGGCGAAGGGAATCATGAGGGCTCTAGTAAAATTACCACTCGCGAAAGCATCAACGATTGCCACAACGGGAGGGTGGTTGCCACATGTACGAGTACAACAAGCGATGAGCAAAGAGGAGTTGATAGAAGTAGTATCTGAAATAACTGCACTTTTCGATGAGATGCGGTCGTTCCGCAAACAGTTCGAACGATTCACGCGGCAGGGAGCATGCGAGATGGCAGCTGCCATGCGGCCACGGGGGGAACGCCTGGCCGACATGCTCAGCAATGCCAGGCGCACGTGGCTGCGCCATGGAGAGTTCGACTGCCACGTGCAAGTTCCATCAGGCGCGGTGCATACCAGCACGTTCTGCCGCACGATCACGCTGCGGACGCCGATTGACCCGCTCCCCCATCTCACCGGCCTCACCATTGACGAGGTGCAGGCACGCGGCTACCGGGTGTGCAGTCACTGCGCGAAGCGCACCAAGGTGCAGCACAGGCAGAAGGTGATCCGCAACTGCGACAAGTGGATTGATTACCTGAAGAACCCCATCTAGTTCCCAGCAGGTAGGAGAGCCCCTCGACTTCGGTCGGGGGGCTTTCTGGCTTTCTGGGCCAAAAGCATGGGCTGACCTGCGATTACAGGAGACGCCTACATTCACGTCACATACACGAGAAGGGAACACATGCAGCTCACACTCGGCCAGTTCCTGGCGCTGGCCATCCTGGGCATCTACCTGGTCTACATCTTCTACGTGGCCTTCCGGCCCTCCAAGAAGGGAATCAACCTGTGATCACCAAACGGGAACTGCTCACCATCCAGGACCACGCTCCGCTGCTGACAGTCATTGAGCAGCAACTGGTTTCGTCACACATCGAGGCCATCGATCACATCCACAACCTGGAGAAGACGCTCGACGGGCTCGCCAAGTCAATCAGCTCGATACTTGCTGGCGACATGGCCAGCGCGACTGCGTGGGCTTACGCCACCCCGAACGTCGAGAAGTTCCTGACCATCTGAAACACGACACGACAGAAGGGAAACACAAGAATTGACAACCACACTCGCGGCATACAAGAAAGAGGCAGTCACGTTCTACTGGCGCTGGCTCATCGGATCCAGCGTCGTCTCCATCGTCGGCAACGTGACTCACGCACTGTTCAACAGCCACAACAACAACGCGTGGGTCGCAGCCTGCATGGCGCTGGTGCCGCCCGTCGTCCTGGCCCTGGCCACACACGGGCTCAGCCTGATGGTTCGCACCCAGATCGAGGGCATGTTCTTCAGGGTGGCGCTCGGCCTCACCGCAGCGATTGCCGTTGTAGCCCTGGTGCTTTCGTTCGTCGCACTGTTCGAGCTGGCGGTGCAGCAGGGCGGCATGAACGCCTGGGTGGCCTGGCTGTGGCCCCTCGTGGTGGACCTGTCCGTCGCGTTCTCCACGATTGCGCTGCTGGCGTTGACCATCGGCAAGCGTGCACGCCGGGAAGCAGCGGCAGCTGTACGCCCCGCACGCAAGCGGGCCCCGGCAAAGCCCAAGGCGCAGGTGAAGGCCATCAAGGGCGAGGCGGCAGCCTGATGGCGCTCGCACTGCTCAAGGCCCCCAATGTCCCCATGCCCGCCCACGTCTACCGGGTGCACCGCAGGGCCTGCCCGAACCCGTGGAAGGACCGATACACCACCGCTGCTGAGGCGCACCGCGTGGTGACCGACATCCTGACCCGCAACAAACACACCAAGAAGAACCGCATCCCCCAGGGGGTGTACGAGTGCCGGTGCGGTGGATTCCACCTGTCTGACGCTCGCCGTGTCGTCGCTCTCGGCGGCTAGAAGAGGGACCAGGCCGGGTGCACTCGAGGGGGTGCATCCGGCCACCCCTTTTTTGTCTCAAATTACATAGTTTCCCTACCTAACATGTTTGGGTGCCCTTTATCTACCTGCATCAATGCAGTAAGATGGCACCCATGACAGCAACCCTTGAGACCCCACCACAGGTCGTCGCGCCGCCCCGGCTGAGGGCTGCGGTCTACCTCCGCATGTCCACCGACAAAGAGCTGGGCATCGACCGCCAACGCGAGGACTGCGTCGCCCTGTGCGAGCGCCTCGGCTGGGATCCCGTGCTCTACGTCGACAACGACCGCAGCGCCGTCAAAGAGAACGTGCGCCGCGAAGCGTACGAGCAGATGTGCGAGGACATCCGCGACGGCCGCATCGACGCCATCATCACGTGGCGCTCCGACCGGCTCTACCGCAAGATGAAGTCCCTGCTGCCGCTCATCGACCTGATCCAGGGCGTCAACAAGAACGGCAAGCGGATCCCCATCGAGACGTGCCAGACAGGGCTCATCGATCTCACCACCGACGCAGGCCGCATGACGGCTAAGATCCTGGCAGCCGTAGCGGAGAACGAGGGCGAGGTCAGGACAGCCAGGCAGATGCGCGCATACGAGCAGATCGCAGAGAGCGGCCGGTCACTGGGGGCCCCAGCGTTCGGCTACACCAACGACCCCAAGGCCCGCGTGCGTGAGATCGTGCCCGAAGAAGCCGCCGCAATCCGCGAGGGCTACGACGATGTGCTCGCCGGATGCACGTTGTACTCGATTGCGAAGAAGTGGAACGACCGTGGACTGAAGACACCCCGCGGCAACGCGTTCGTCGCCACCGTCGTCGGCCGCATCCTCAGGAACCCCCGCTATGCGGGCCTGTACCGCTTCAGGGGCGAGATCATCGGTGAGGGCGACTGGGAGCCCATCGTGGACGTTGAGACGTGGGCGATGGCCACAGCGGTCCTCGACGGCAAGAACACCGGCCCAAAGGGCCCCAGGGTGCGCACAACGCTGCTCTCGGGCATCGTGCGGTGCGGACACTGCGGCAACCGGATGTCGGCCAGCAAGAACAGCAACGGCGAGCCGATCTACAAGTGCAAGCGCTACGAGGTCTGCAACCACGGTGTTACGCGAGTACGCAAGAAGGTCGACAAGTACGTCGAGGCGCGGATCGTGGCCAAGCTCGAAGAGCGCAAGTGGGTTGTCGGCACCAAGTCCGACGCGGACCAAGCCAAGGCCCTGCACACAGAGGCCGAGACGCTGCGGGCCCGCAAGGCTTCGTTCACCGACGCCCTGGTCGATGGCACCCTGACACCCGCACAGGTGAAGGAGGCCAGCGACAAGGTCGACGCGAAGCTGGAGGAGATTGAACGCCAGCTAGCCCGCCTCACCAAGTCTCGGGTGTATGACGGGCTGCTGGGTCACGACGACCTGGAGGCCGTCTGGGTGGGGCTGCCGCTGGACCGCAAGCGGGCCATCATCGAGCAGCTATGCGACAAGATCGTGATACGGCATGTCGAGATCACCGGCCGTGCTGCCGCCAAGCTGCCGCTTGGCCACAACATCGACATCTACTGGCATAAGCCCAGCGATGACTGAGATCCGGTTGACCTGAGTGTCAGTCAAGGGTGGGCTGTCAGCGTTCTCGCGACGTATGGCAGCCCACTCTTCTTCTGTCAGACCGAGACTGGCCATCAGATCTCCTCCATCTTCAGGTTCGGCCAGCAGTAATGCACGAACCCCATCTCGTCCTGGACCACGACCTCGCCGTCGTCGCTGAAGCTCAGCAGCGTGCCGGTGGCGATGGCCTTGGGGTCATCGTTGTCCAGTGTGACCTTTACCTGCTTGCCCAGCAGTGGCTTGTACTTGTCGACCTGGGGTGGCTCGATCTGCTTGATGCCGTAGTTCTGGCCGCGCTTCGCCACACCCCACGTGCCCTTGAGGACAGTTCCGTTGTCCTGCAACAGCTTCACGATGTCCGCGACGAACAGCGGGTAGGTCTTGCCAGTGTGGCGGCTCTTGAGCACCAGGCGCTTGGCCGACCGGCCCAACTCGATGTCGACGATCTCGAACTCGTCGTAGAACGGCTCCACCGGCAGCATCGTCGGGCGGATGGCGCGGTGCCGCTCGTTGCCATCGTCGTCGGTGTACCGCTCCCAGCCAACCAGATCGTCGGGGTAGGACACCATGTTGCCTTCATGGTCAAACGGGGCCTCAGTGATCGCCATCGTCGTCCCCGTCCTCACACGCGCTGATGAGACAGACACGCACCTCAGCCACACGCTCGCCGCCCATGAAGCCGTCACCCATGTCCACGATCCAGGCCCACACCTCGTATGCGCCGTCGCCGAAACCGGACGAGAACTGGACGCCGAGATTGTCGCAGTACGGCTCATGCAGGGAGTCGTAGTCGTTCCAGCCGTAGATCTCTTCACCCTTGCCGATCACGTAGCACGGGTCGATCACGGCCAGGGTGCCGGAATCCACTGAGGCGCTGCCGATCTTGACCCATCGGCCGCTGGCCGACACTGGGGCTGGTGGTGTATCGCTCACTGTCGCTCTGCCTTTCGCTCTGCTCTTGCGATGTGGGCCCGCAGTTGGGCCCTCGCTGTATCTCGTTGAAACTCCATGGATCTCAGCTCACCCTCGAGGTGGGAGATCCTTGCCGCCGCTTCGACCTCGCCGGGGAACGCGTCGGCCAGCTGGTCGAGCACCTGCCGCGCAGAGTCCGCGTAGCCCCACGACTGCCGGATGCCGTGCAGGGCCCACGCCAGTCGCTGCTCCAGGCGCGTACGGTCGGTCACGCGCGCCAGACGAAGTCGGTCCAGGTCGATACCGGCTCCCAGCCGTCCTCGATCACGGTGTGCAGGATCCGGTACGTCACACCAGGCTCCTGTACTGCCGTCCGAATCGCCTTCTGGGCGATCTTCTCGGTCTTGTAGGACCGAACACTCCGGTGGGAGTTCGTGGACGCGTCAGTGTCCGATGTGGCCCTGCCGTTCACCACGGCAATCACAGTGAAGAACTCGGTCATACATCCTCCCAGATCTCAACATAGGAACGGATCTCATCCATCAACACCGGGTAGCCGTTCCATGCATCCACCCCGACGTGAACCTGCAGGGAGCCACCGCAACTCGACATCCTGCGACTGCTGTGCGTGTGCCCGTGCAGCAGGATCGTGCCGTTGTTCGGCAGACGCCACTGCGTGTGCCGGTCCACGCTCGTGTGATCCCCCATGTACGGGAAGTGCGACAGCAGGGCATCCACATGCCCACCCCCACTCAGCGCGACGCGGATGCGGGCGGCGGTGTCCATGTCCTCGAACACTTCGCCATACGCCTTGGCCCACTTACCCTTATCGCGATGCATAGGATGGACACCGTCGTGGTTGCCCTTGATGAGGCGCTTGCGGCCGGGGCGGCGCGACAACCACTCCAGCGCCATCTCCTGGCCGCTTTTGGTGCCGGATGAGATGTCGCCCAGCACCCACACCACGTCATCCTTGCCGACCGTGGTGTCCCACTTGTCCGCGAGGATTCGGTTGAAGGACTCAATCTCGTAGTCCCCGAACCACTCTGGCAGATTGTCCAGGTCAGGGAACGCGGGCTTGCCGTCGACCAAGGTGCGTGAGGCGATGACCTTCTTGTGTCCGATGTGCAGATCGGACGTGAAGAACACGGTGCTCACCCGTATAGCTCCCTTTCAATGTCGGCCTGGATCTGCCTCATAGCCCCCCGCAGGATGTTTCGCTGCATCTCCAGCTCATGGACGCTGGGATCCCGGTAGCTCGGCAGGAATGACGCAACGGGGACGGATGCGCCAATGATGCGGCCCGAGTCGGTCTCAACTTCCAGTCGGACTCTCACCTGAGAATGCACCCCCTGTGAGGCTCGCTGTGGTAACCGATGTTGGGCAGGCAACGCTCCCCGCCCCAGCCCAGGTTGCGGACAGGAATCCTGGCCCGCTTCGCCCGCTTCATGCAGTCCTGCGTGCCGCGCGAATCCTCAAGAGGGAACGCGAGACACACGTCAGCACCGAAGTCGACCATCGCCTGGTTCCGCAGGTGTCCCGCGACTGGGCAGTACTGCTTGCCGTTCTTGAACCGTGGCTTGTGGTAGCACTGACCGGTGCAGTCGCGGTTCCAATCGGCAGGCATCGCCTTCTCCCGCACCCACTTCGACGCCTGCGTCAGGTACCACTCGTGGGCGAACCTGTCGGCCCCAGTGGGGCAGTCACCCTGGATGACCAGCAGGCCATCATGGCGAGCCTCCTCGTGGCCCATCTCGTGATTCAGCGCCAGCCACACGGCTTGACGGTCAGCCCAGTCCCGGCTGCCGGTGATGAGAACGCGACGGCTCAAGAGAACACCTTCCGAACTTCCTTGTAGTTGCAGGTAACGCACCTGCGGCGCTGCCCCGATTCCGGCTGAGAATTGTGGGGCGTGATCCGACAGTCCTCCCACTCACCCCACACGTGCTCATGCCGGGGGGCGCGGTTCCGGTTGCGGCGAGCTGTGAGGAATGACGTTGACAGGCTGCCGGATAGCGCGCCGATGAAGATCCCCAGCGGAAACAGCAAACCGCTCACCAGAGGCCCTCACTTCCGTGCTTGTTCATGCGTTGAAACCGAACCCTCTTATGGGCCCCCACGCTGGGAACCTCGCCGGGGGCGTACACCACCAGTTCCCGCTCGCCAGCCGCGTACTCCCCGTACACCCGCATGCTATGCCGCCCGTACAGGTCGTCCGTGTCATACGTTGTGGCACCGCCAAATTCGGCGTCGATGCGATCCTTGAGCGGATTAACGCTGGACTGCGTCTCGGTGATCGTCACCAACCAAACTCCTTCGGCACGTACACCTGATTCTGAGGACGAATGAAATCGTGAGGATCCGGAGCCTGATCGGACTCAGTGACACGGATCAGCAACCGCCACCCACGCTCCGTAGCCTGAGTCGCCTGGTGGATATTCCACCAATCCCACGAATGCCACTGGCCCTCCTGGGCCCTCAGCTTCCGCAGGGTTGTGCACTCGTTGACCTTGCGGGTCATCTCGGCGTACATCTGCTCGTCCTCATCGTGATCGATGGGCATCCGCAGCAGGCCGTCGAGGAACTCGGTGGCGCAGTCATTGCCGACATGGATCGTGTGGTAGATCGGCCGGTAGCCATCATGGTGCCGCGTCACCTGCATCGGTAGCGAGGGCTTCCCGGCCAGATCCAGCACACGGCCACCGGCCACCTCCCGGTATCGGGGCACCCCATCGGTATGCCAGCCGGGGATCGCGGGCCACCAGCCTGGCATCAGCATCGACACCTTCGTGTCCACGAACACGTTCTTGTGTGTGCCGGTGATCGGGGCCTGGGCCAACAGGATCCGCAGCAGCGGCCCGCCATACAGGATGGCGTTGCTAAGCGAGGCGCGGCGCAGGTTCGGCGTCGCCTCAATCAGCTTGCGCTGATCAGTGGTCAGGTCGACGCAGGGCCCCAGCTCCACGGGGTTGCTATTGAACCAGTAGTAGCTCATGGCGGAAGCTTCCCATCGTTCTGTAATCGCAGGTCAGCGCTTCACGGCGCGGATGACCAGCTCCGCACCGGCACGGGCATCGACATCGGTGTCATCGATCAGATGGACATCCACCAGGCCGGTGTACCGCTTCACGTAGGCAGTACCGGCGTTGAAGACGATCTTGCCGCCCGACTCGAAGTAGATCTCGCGCAGACCGTCGAGACACTTCACGACCGTGCTCCCGGGCCATCCGAACCGAGCATGCTCACGGACGCAGCGGTCATAGGTGTTGGCCATCAGCGGAACTGTTGCGCAGTCAAACAACACAGCCTTACCACGCTCCGCGTTGTCTACCGCGATGTCCAACAGGTGGTGCGTCTTGCCTGACTGGCGGTCACCCATGATCGTCAGACGACGCGGATTCAACTCGGGCGCAATGACGTTCGTGACGGTCACTTGTTCATCCTCCGTACCCACCAATTGGACAGACCCTTGACGCTCTTGTCGACGGGCGTGAGACGCGGTGCGTCGGAGGACATCTCAGTGATGTCAAGCTCCAACGTCACCACCTCAAAGCCCAGCAGCTTCACCGTGAGGGTCACCTGGTGCGCTCCCCCATCAGAACCTCCAGCGCCGACTCAAACATGTCGCTCGACGCCATGATCGTGGCGGGGTTCTCGTTGCGCTCATTGAGCCAGGAGAAGCCGATCACCTGGCCGTCGCGGGTCCGGACGTGCGCCACGCCCCGATACTTGTGTGTGTAGATGCTCGTGACACTGCCGCCGCGATGCCGGATCGAGTGGATGAGATCCCAACCCTCACCGGTCGCGGTGTGGTCGAGGACAGCGCTCTGCCTGACGCTCATCGGTTGTCCCCCGATCCCTGCAGGACGCCACGCTCCGCCCGGTCGGCCAGCTTGTCCAGGTTCTCCTGAGCGATCAGCGACAGCGGGTAATCGATCTGCGTCGCCACCTGCGCCAGGTACCACAGCGTGTCGCCCAGCTCCTTGGCGATGTTCTCCCGATGCTCGGCGGTGATCACGCCGTCGTTGTCGCGGATGATCTTCTTGACCTTGCCCAGAACCTCGCCCGCCTCGTTCGCGAGACCCATTGCTGCATACGACAATCCCATGATCGACTCGGGATCGGCCGCGCCAGGGTAGATCGCGGTGGTGCCGGTGGCCGTCTGGTAAGAGGAGAAGGTGCTCATTGTTGCCTTTCAGAGGAAAGCGCCGGTCCCCCAACAGTTTTGAGGGACCGGCGCAGTGGTGGTGTTACTTGACGGGTGCTGGGACGGTCAGCAGCATCTCGCCGCCAGTCGGCCAACAACCGAACGGGGACACGCCCTTGTCCAACGCCTTGGTGATGCAGTTCGCCACGATGACGTTCGGATCGTTCGACACCGACGACGCCAACTCACGGTTCGCCTCAGCCTGCGCAGTGGCAGTGTCCTTGGCCTGCTTCGCCACAGCGGTGTTGGCCCGCTCCGCGTTCAGCTGGTTGATCTTGCCCTCGGTCTGCTCGTCGTAGTCCAGGCGCGACACCGACACGTCGATGATCTCCACCTGCTGACCGACCAGATCCTTGAGCTTCGCCGCCGCCTTGTCGGCGAACTGCTGCAGCGGCACACCCTCGGCCCACTCGGCGTCCAGCGGATCGAACGACTGGAAAACCTCGTTCTCCGCGACCTGCAGATTGCGCTCGATCAAGTTGACCCGCACGTTGTCGAACGTCTTGTAGTCAACGAACAGCTCGTCAGCCGCATCCTGCTTGATGCGCCACCGGATCGACGTGTCCGCACCGGCAGTCGAGTTGTTCCCCAGACGCACACGGATAGCGTTGTCGCCCTCGTACTTGTTGATCTGGATCGCGCCGTCCATTTCGACCACGCTGGCCCACGGGGCCTTGAAGTTCAGGCCGTTCTCGAACGTCTTACCGGTCGGCCGGTTGAACGCCGTCTCGATGCCCACCTGCCGGGTGCCGACGATGGTGAAGCAGCCGGTGGCCAAAATGATGGCCCCGAGAGCGATGACCAGCGTGCCGAAGCCGCCGATCATCTTCATGCCGTCCTTGTCGGCCTGCTTGGTCGCCACACGCGAACCCAGAAACCCGCCCGCCGTGATCAGCACACCGATGATGCCGATGACGATGAATGCCCACATTTGCCAGCTCATAGGCAACTCCCTTGTAGTAGTGGATGATTCGGGCTAGGTGCCCTTGACGTTGAGAACCTGGCGCAGGGTTGTCACCACGTCCACCAGCGGTTCGGCATCGGCCATGACCTGGTCGATGTCCTTGTAGCAGGACGGGATCTCATCGACCAGCTTCTCGGCGATGTCCTCGCGCCACTCGATGCCCTGCATCTGCTCGGCCAGGTCATCCCTGGTGAACAGTTCCTTGGCCTTCGTGCGGGAGAACCGGCGACCGGCTCCATGGGGCGCAGAATGCAAACCAGCGCTGCAACCCTTCCCCCGCACCACGTACGACCGGGTGCCCATCGAGCCCGGGATCACGCCCAACTTCCCGGGTGTGGCGTTGATGGCACCCTTGCGGGTCAGCCACACCTCTTCGCCAGCCAGGTAGGCCTTCTCGGTGTAGTTGTGGTGGCAGTTGATGCGCTCCACCTCGACACGCTGAGCCTCGACGCCCAGCCACCACGCGAACACCTGGACGAAGCGGTCCATCATCTCCGCACGGTTCAGGTACGCGAACCGCTGGGCCCACTCCAGCTCCTTGATGTACGTGTCGAACTCGATAGTGCCCTCTTCAAGGAACGCGAGGTCACGATGTGGCAACCGGTAGTCATCCGCCCACGGGCCACCGCCTGCGGCGTTCCGTGCGCAGTACTCCTGCGCCGCCTTGATGTGGCGCTGCGCGATCTTGTTGCCGACTCCGCGAGAACCGGAGTGCAGGAACAGCCACACGTTGTCCTCGGCGTCCACGCACAACTCGATGAAGTGGTTGCCGCCGCCGAGCGAGCCGAGCTGCTCCATCCACTTCGGCGAGTGAGACAGGTCCACGTCCAGCTCCTGCTGCAGCTGGATCAGTTCCTCGTGCTTCTTGCGTGTGAAGCTGAACTTCGACAGTGTCGAGTTGTAGTTGCCGGGAGACAGCGGAATCGCCGCCTCAATCTGACGGCGCAGCGCAGCCAGATCCGGAGCGCCAGCCTTCGCGGTGTGCAGTGCGTCCCACTGGAACCGCGTCTTGACGGCAATCATGCCGCAGCCGATGTCCACCCCAACAGCGGCCGGAATGACAGCGCCCTTGGTGGGGATGACGGTGCCGACCGCAGATCCCTTGCCCGAGTGGGCATCCGGCATCAGCGCCAGGTGCGGGTAGATGAACGGCATCTCCGCGATCTGCTTGGCTTGGTCAATCGTCGCTTGGTCGATCTCCGAAGCGAAGTTGACAATCTTCGGAGCTAAAGTAGTCGGGGTCAATGGAATCCCTTCAGTGACAGAGGATTAGGAGCGCCAGGCCGAACAGCAGGAGGCTGATCAGGAGGGCAATCACACTCACGGCAAGAAGTATGGCCCGGTTCTGTAATCGCAGGTCAGAAGGTGTTTTGACATAAAAAAGACCCCCAACAGGTCGAAACCTGTTGAGGGTCAACGCAGTTCATAGGGGAGTTGAACCCCTGCCTTCACCTTGAGAGGGTGACATGCTGCCGTTACACCAATGAACCATGGTCCCGCCAACGGGATTTGAACCCGTGTGACCGCCTCGACAGGGCGGCATCCTGGGCCGCTAGATGATGGCGGGATTGCACAATAGGTCCGATGAGAGACCTATTGTGATTGTGGAGATGATGGGAATCGAACCCACCGCACAGATCTTGCAAGGATCCGTCGCCCCCAAGGAACATGCACCCCCAGAGAGCCGGAACAGGGAATCGAACCCTGGTCTCCTGTTTACTAGACAGGTGCTCTAGCCACTGAGCTATACCGGCAGAGTTCCGGATGAGAGAATCGAACTCCCCACGCGCAGGGTGTAAACCTGCCGCTCTTCCACTGAGCTAATCCGGATTGAGTGAGGCATGAAGGATTCGAACCCTCGTGACGACGTTGGAAGCGTCGCATCCTGAGCCTGACTAGATGAATGCCCCGGTGGCGCAGCGTTTTTAACGAGGTGCTGCAGACAGATGGCCTCAAGTGGTATGGCTACCGGGTACTGCCCCCAGAACTCCGACTTATCAGGTCGACGTGATCACTACTTCACCATAGCCAAGTGGGACGCCTGGGATTCGAACCCAGAACTGACACGTTAAGAGCGTGCGGTGATAGCCGTTTCACCAACGTCCCGATGGGACTAGAAGTCCCAGTCCTCGTCTTCCGTGATCTCGGCCTTGCCAATCACATACGTGCTGCCAGAGCCCGAGAAGAAGTCGTGGTTCTCGTCCCCACCGGGGGACAGTGCCGCCAAGATCGCCGCGTTCACCTCGGTCTCGTCGCGCGGGAACAGCGCCTCGTAGCCGAGATTCATCAGCGCCTTGTTGGCGTTGTAGCGCAGGAACATCTTGACATCCTCAGTCAGTCCCACACCGTCGTACAGATCCTGCGTGTACTCAATCTCGTTGTCGTACAACTCGAGTAGCAGACCGTACGTGTAGTCCTTCAGCTCCTCGCGGCGAGCCTCGTTCTGAGTCTCCAGGCCGCGCTGGAACTTGTAGCCGATGTAGTAGCCGTGCACCGCCTCGTCACGAATGATGAGCCGGATCATGTCGGCCGTGTTCGTCAGCTTCCCCCGGCTCGACCAGTACATCGGCAGGTAGAAGCCCGAGTAGAACAGGAAGCCTTCCAGCAGCGTCGAGGCCACCTTGCGCTTCAGCGGATCGTCACCCTGGTAGTAGTCCAGGACGATCTGCGCCTTGCGCTGCAGGTTCGGATTCTCCTCCGACCAGCGGAACGCCGCGTCGATCTCCTTGGACGAGCACAACGTCGAGAAGATGTTGCTGTAGCTCTTCGCGTGCACCGACTCCATGAACGCGATGTTCGTGTACACCGCCTCCTCGTGAGGGGTGATCGCGTCGGAGATCAGGCTCACAGCACCCACGGTGCCCTGGATGGTGTCGAGCATCGTCAGGCCGGTGAACACCCGCATCGTGAGGACTTGCTCTTCCTCGGTCAGCGTGCCCCAGGCCGGGATGTCGTTGGAGACGGGGATCTTCTCTGGCAGCCAGAAGTTGTTTGTCAACCGGTTCCAGACCTCAAGATCCTTGTCGTCAAAGACTCGGTTCCAGTTGATGGCACGTGTCAGGGCCACAGAATTTCCCTACTTCCCAGGTCGTCAGACCAGTAACAACCGCTTTCGCGTAGCTTGCGTAGCTCGCCCGAGAGTCGAACTCGGAAACACCTGATTCTGAATCAGGCGGCTTTTCCAATTTGCCTAGCGAGCCATATACCCCGGCCAGTCCTGAATCGACGGTGGTCGACCCTGAGCCTGATCCAAGGCAATGTTGATCTCCATGCACCGCGTGAACCACGGCCGCAGATCTCCGGTGCCATCCCATCCGGCCAGTCGCATCTCGTGCTCGAGAATGGCGGCTAGCTGCCCCTCTCGCGCCTCAACTTCAGGCTGCTGACGCAACCATGCCGAAGCCTGCTCAATGCGCTCCAGACCGGCCTGAGAGAGCATCACACCCACAGGATCTCCCTTCGAGACGAGAGCCGGATCTGCCCCGGCGTGAACGGGGTTGCAGCCCGCCGCCTATCTAACTCAGCCATCCCGCCTTAACGTCCCCCTGCTGCGAATCGAACGCAGGTCACCGGTCTCACAAAACGGCGCTCTACCATTGAGCTACAAGAGGTATGGACCCACCGACTGGATTCGAACCAGCAGCCTTCTCGTTCGTAGCGAGGTGCACGTCCGTCGTGCTGCGGCGGGATCGGCCAGTTTCACGTCATGGCCAGGACGGCAAGGTCACTCCTCGGCTGCCCCTTCCAGCTCCTCGACGCGGCCCGAGAGTTCCGCGACAGTCTGGGCCAGCGCCGTCACGTCGATCACGCCGGTCTGCTCGATCAGATCGTTGACCGCCTTCACGATGGGAGCAGCGGCGACACCGGACTTCAGCTTCTCAGCCATGTATTTCCTTTCAATGCACCAGGTTTGGGCCACTGGGGCGTGGACCCGTTTTACCTACCCCTTGCAGAACCTGTGTGCGTCGTTGCGCAGACGGGATTCGAACCCGTAATAAAGGCTTATGAGACCTTTGTGATCCCGTTTCACTACCGCGCACCAATGGAGGTTTTCGCTGCGGCTTGTCCTCCCCTGCCGTCTGTCCCGCTTTTCACCAGTAGCGGGCGAGTCTGGTTTCCCTTGTGCGCCGGGATGCCTGGATTCGAACCAGGGGCCTCTCGGGTTTCAACCGAGCGCTCTCACCAATCTGAGCTACAACCCGTTGTGGGGAGTGGCGGTCATGACTCCAACCAAACCCCCTGAAGAACACAGGTTTTCCCTGCCGGAATTGAACCGGCACCCTGATGGCTAGCCAGCTAGTTCTTCATTGCGGAGAGGAGTGGGCACGATCCACACAGCGTTACGCTGCCCCACGATTAGCAATCGCGGCCATCCACCTAGATGGTTCCACTCTCCAGCGCACCGTAAAGGGCCGTATCCCACCTGACGACCATGCAGAGTGGGCTTTCTCTTCGCGACGGTGCCACGCTAAGTCCTGAGGCCCCAATTCCGCCCGATTGGTATGCATCCCGCCTGGGCAGCGACCTGACTAAATGACCGGGAGACCCCTACCGGTCGGCCGTTGCGGAGAGTTGAGGACTCGAACCCCCAGGTGTCACCCTGCCCCGGTATTCGACGCCGGTTGCCGACCATTCAGCGGAACTCTCCGAACGCTGGTTTTGTAGCCAAGGAAACCAGCAAACTCGTCGTCTGGGTGCGAGGACTCGAACCTCGAACCGCCCGGATCCAAACCGGCCATGCAACCACTTACACCTCACCCAGATTGTTGCTCCCCAAGGATTCGAACCTCAACTGCCAGAGTCAGATTCTGGTGTCCTGCCAGTTAGACGAGAGAGCAATGATGGAAAGGCAATTCAGTCGGCTCACCTCTCCACTAGCCGATGGGCACTTTCGATTCGGGCACGAGGCCCTCCCTCTAATCGCCACCCATTGGACTGGCCTTGCGGGCGAAGGCTCTATCTCACGGCCGCAAGCCCGTAAGCGCAATGCCTCGTCAGTCCATACGTCCCGCCGTCAGGAGTTGAACCTGCAGAGCCGAAGCGCCTGATTTACAGTCAGGGTTGGTCGCCAATCCGCGACGGGTTGAGCCGGAAAGCCAGGATTCGAACCTGTATCAGCTTGCCCGTGGCCAGCTCGTCTTGCCGTTAGACGCACATTCCGATTGTTGAAAGGGCTAGAGACTAAACCTTCCTTCACACGCTTTCGCCGGATTATGGATTCCCGGCTTGTCCACACAGTCCCCTGTGTACGTGCAACGCCCGGTCAGTAACGCTGACCACTCGTAATGCCGAAAGCTACTCTGCGACTTTGGCTTCGCCGTTAGGATGGCCGTCCCATGGCTGCACTACTCGTCTACAAACAGGATCCGCCTTGCGGGCTCGTCCTGCCCCGATTCTGCTCCCAGTCGGGGATTAGTGGCGCTTTCGCTTACCGGCAGGGAAAGGCTTTTGCTTTGTGAGGAGTCGAACCTCTACAACTGTGTTCAGGACAGTTTGCTAACCAATAGCGTGGTAGTTGTGACTAGAGACGTGCTTCCCCATGAAGTTCCGTAACCTTTTGAGCTACAGAATGCTTCACGCCTCTCGAGCTTTTGCCTGGCGGGCTACTCACTCTCTCCCTCAACCGCATTGTGAACCGTCGTCCACGCGAGATCGGTCATGGAACCCGCCGTTGGCTGCCAGGCCTCCGACTCAAGTTCCTTCCGCCCCACAGGCTGCTCATCCGTTACTCGCTGGCTCTTCGGCACGGTACCGAACCCGACCTCACCACTTGGCGTTGGTCACACGATGAACTCGCATCCTGGCAGCCCCACAGGGGACTGCTCAAGGTTTGGATTGCATGGGGAACCCTTGCGGGCGGCGAGGAGTCACCCTCACCTTTCACTGAGTCACCTCAGCTTATGGGCCATGCCCCAAATGCTGGCCTACCTGGATTCGAACCAGGAGTCACGCCTTAACAGGGCGCTGGTTTGCCGTTAACCGACAGGCCAAGAGTCCCTGGATATTTAACGTCGATACCAGGGCTAGGACGGACACCTTTCGCAGTCTCCCGCTCCGCTGTCAAGCGTGCCCAGATTCTCCCGACCTCACGGGTTAGCTCTGTGGCAGGCACTTAGGCTTACCCAGTCTGGGTGACGACGGACTGGGACGCCGAGGACTGAACGGGGTTGCCTAAGACCCAGTTCGTTTCCACCACCCATCCTTTGGTCGGAGATGGGAAACCGGTTTACAGGCCCTGTGCTTGCCATTTACACCATGTGAACGCGGCTGGGAGCTACCCACCGGAGCGTAGACACGGGTGCACATCCGTGAATCCACTTCAATCACACTGGGATTCGAACCCAGACCAAGGCCTTGGTGGAGCTGGCGGGAATCGAACCCGCGTCTTACGTTCTCTGTACTCATTCTTCTACGTGCGTAGCCTGTAACTCATCTCGTATCCCATTGGCTCACAGGGCTTAACCCTCGAAGGGTCACCGTGTGGGTACAAAGCCGATCTACGCTCCTCACGGCGGGAGGACATCTGCATTATGACCATTGCTGGCTCACTGCATGCTGAGTCGGTATGCAGGTTCCCCGTTTTGGCGACGGCGGGATTGCACACGGGAACGGGTGAACCGTTGTGCCCCACCGGATCACGCAGCTACGGCGTAATCAGCGTCAACAAATGCGGCGCTTATAAGGGTTGAACTGTTACGGGCGTATCTTCCCGGCACGCTTCCATGGACTCGGTTCGCAATCGAAACCAGTACAGCCCCATTGAAACTTACTTGTACTTCCACTATTGAGTTCTCAACCAACATGCTCGGCGTTCGGTAATGACCGAACATCGAACCTTGCACGGGCGGCAGGATTCGAACCTGCATATCACGGCTTTGGAGACCGTTGCTTCCCAGTCAGCTACGCCCATAGGTGGGACTCTTCAGCCTCAACTCTGTTGAGCCCCAGTGGAGGAACCAGGCTTGAAAGGTGTGGGTACTTGGCCCCTCCGGTGTATCGCTTATCCGGTCCCTCTTGAACCGGACATGAAATAGATTAGAGGCCGCGCGGAGGTGATTACAGGAAGAACCAAAAAGGCCCCCGACCAGCACATACGCTGACCGGGGGCCTCTTCGAGGGCCTACACCTCAGAACCTCAGTTCTGCGGAGTCGGGAACGTATGTGGACGCGGCGAGCCGGTGCCGTCGAATCGCTGATTCAGCTCTTCCACCGTCAGGTCGTCATGCGGGCCAGCGCCGACGAGCGGCTTCATGATCCCCGCCAGGGCATCCTCGGCCGCCTGCGAGCCGGACAGGTTGTAGTCCGCTGGGTCGAGCGGCACGAAAGGGTTCTGAGGAGAAGCCATGTGAAGTCCTTAGGATCGAAATTTGCTGCGCGCTACCCGAAGGGGCGCTGCCATCTGCTTCCAGTTTAGCACGAGTTTGCTGACGAGGTCATTCGCGCCAGTTCCGCGACTGCGGATGCTTCGGCTTTTTCTTGCGGGGCCCAGCGCCGAGACGCTGGTTGCACACCAGGTGCATGGGCTCGAGGTTCTCCACCGAGTACGTCAGAGGGTCATCCCAGGCCAAGTCCTTGACGGGGATGATGTGGTTCACGGTGGGGCTCATCGGATCCGGCCACTTGAGGTCCAGGTCGATGAGTTGACGGCAGTCTGGGTGGGCGCAGATCTGGTTTGCCTTGAGAACGCGCCACTTCGCCCGTTCAAACTTGCCGCCCGTTCGGCCGCGAGAGCGTGGGCCGTTCTTTGAGTTCGTGGGCAATTGGGTTCCTCACCTGGAGTAGGCGGCTCAGAAGCTGCAGCTTCCGCCGTCGAACGAGCTGCCCGAGTCGAAGCTGCTGGAGCTGCTGAAGTCCGAACAGCCGATGAAGGCCGATGTCGGCAGCGTCGCCATGAACGTGGCGAGCTGGGCGTCGCTCTGCGGGTCGCGGCCGTAGCGGTCGCGGTACTTCTGCCGTGCTCGTTGCTTCTTGGTGGCCATCAGAACACCTCTCGTGCGGGGCGCATGGTCGCGCCGGTTCCTCTCAACTTCCAGCAGTCATCACATTCTGGACTGCCCGCGCGGTGCCGTTTCTCCATGCACCACTTACACATTCCAGCGAGATAGGCATCCCGCTGCGCTTGTGTTGACGGCTGGGTCATACCACCTCGATGTTGGACGGTGAACGCCCGCAGGTGTATTCGAGGATGCCGTTCCAGTCGCCGTCAGCGATGCACTGAAACAGCCAGTCGGGCGCGTTGTCGGGAATCTCGTACCGGATCTGGATGTCGGTCATGGGATCTGGGCCATGACCTTCTTGATGAGTTCCACAGCACCTGCGCTGTAGGAGTGCTCCACTGTGCCCGCGTAGCTTTCTGCGTCCCGCTCGCCGCGAAGGGTCTTGCCGCCCTTCATGAACAGTTCCCACTCGTAGGTGTGAACGTCGTCCTTGCGGTTGTTGCGGAGCCTCTGGGTGCGGTGGATGGTCAACGCGCCGATGGTGGTGTTGTTGATCATGATCGGCATAATCAGGCTCATAGCTTCTCCACATGTAGGTCGTCAGTTGGCCGCAGCGTGAACAGGATCGCCGGATCGCCCTCATAGTCGGGGCGCTGCGTGAACGTGAACTCGACGGGGAACTCGACAGAGTCGGTGTTGGATCCAACGAACAGCTCCCAGCCGTTGCCGAACTCGGCGGTCACCAGAAACACGGAACGCTTGTCGCCGTCCACGATCCGAACCATGAACTTGGCACGCCCGTACGCGTTGAACTCCTCGTTGAACCGGCCCTCGAACTCGACCAGGTCATCGGATGCGCCATAGATCAACAGATGGTCGCTCACGTGATCACCATGTATCCCTCGATGCGGTCCAAACGGCTCTCAATGGCCTTCAGCCGGTCGTTCTGCTCTCGGTCGACCGTCCCTGCCCCCTGGCGGAATCCTGCGGCGTGGAGGGCTTCTGCGGCCTTACGGGCACTCGATGCGGTGACCCGGTAGCTCATGTGGCGGGCCACCGGGTCGTTGGCCCTCGCATGCTGCTCGATCAGCGCGGCCATCACATCAACGTCGCTCACCAGCTAGCGACCTCGCGGGCGAACGCCGGGTTGCACAGCACCGCGTCCGAACGGGTGCGGCGCAGGTGGTTCATGATCGAAAAGCCGCTCTGGCGGGTGTCCAGCCAGATGGCGCGGGCCGCGATCAGCGCCGAACGGTTCAACCCGGCCTGGCAGTGCACCAGCACGGGCCCCGTCTTGCGGCACTCGTTGACCCACTCGGCGATCTCGTCCACCTGGTCGAGGCTCTGGTCCACCGAGTCGTACATCTTGATCGACTTCTCCGACAGCAGCTCATGCTCGACCGTGTACTTCTCCCACGGGTACAGCGACACGAGGTGCTTGATGAACGTCGGCAGCACCAGGCCGCGTCGGCAGCCACCCTGGTACAGGTTGTCGGCCACCTCCGAGATGAACGGCACGTCGAACTCGATGCCGCCGTGAGCGGTCCAGCCGTGGAACCGCGACTGCAGCGGGTCGGTGTCGAAGTCGAAGGCGGTGGGGTCGATGCCGAGATCGGTCACGCGGCGATCCTTTCTGCGGTGGACCAGTCGATCTCATCCGGCGAGTAGTAGCGGGCCAGGAAGGACTCGGCGGTCTCAACTGCGGCCTGGGCGCGGTACGCCTTCAGGTTTTCGTAGTAGAAGTCGTGGGAGTGGTGGGTGTTGACGCCTTGGTTGGACACCCACTCGAGGTTGTCGGCGTGGACGTTCGACGGGTCTCCGTCGATGAAGCCGATGCGCCAATCGTTCTGCGCGGTGCGGTCTCCCGCCTCGTACGGCAGCCCGTGCCATGCGGCGGCGATCAGGCTGGAGACGCGGCGCTCAACGGTGCTGGCGTACTGGGTGCTGCTACGCATCTGGATGATCGGGTGCACGCCGTGCGACGGGGCCCGATCCTTGATGCACTGCTTGACGATCTTCTCGGGCATGACGCGCCGGTACAGGTGACCGTGGCTCTGCAGCTTCTCGATGACGTACTCCTTGCGGAGGATCTGTCCGTCTTGGCTGGCGAGGTATAACCCGGTGGGATCCTGCGGGATGGGCTTCCAGATGGTGTCCACTACCACTCCTGAATGATGATTGCGAGGAAGAAGAAGAAGATGAGGATGCCGGTGGCGACGATAGCCACTACCGTCCCTCCTCGGCCCAAAGGGCCTCTGCGACAGCACGTGCGACCTTGAACCAGTCCGGTCGGCCCGCGAGTTCGCCGTCGACAGCGTCGAAGTGTTCGGAGCCTGTGGAATCCGGCTCGATCTCGCCGTTGAGGTGCTGGCGGTCCAGTTCGGCCACCAGCGCGTCCTCAAGTATCTTGATCAGCGGGATGTCCTCGGCGCGAAGGCTCACTCGGTCTCCATGTCTCGCGCCGGAACGTCCTGGACCACTGCCATGTAGTCGTCGGCGCTGAGGACGCCCTGCTCGAACAGGAAGAGGGCCGCGACGTTGGCGAGGATCTTCGCACCGTCATCGCTGCCGATGAACTCGAAGAACTGCGGGTTCAGGTTCGCGGGGACGTTGCGGAACGTCCAGTCCAGCGTGCCTACCTGCTCGCCTTGGGCGAGGCTGATGTGTACGTCGTCAAAGACGCTGGTGTTCAGGGACATTGGTTCTCCTATGGAATGCCGATGGATTGGACGGACGCGAACGACTTGGCGTCCCGGCCCCACTTGCCGCAGTCGGTGCACTGGAAGCGGCGGTACTTGTAGGTCCGGTTACCGGCCCAACCCCGGTACTGCAGGTTGGCGCTTGCGCAGTTCGGGCAGAACGGGCCGATGTCGTCCTCGTAGAGGGCGAGGTTCATGCCCGACAGCCATCCCCGCATGTCGTAGAACAGCTCCAGCGTCTGGTCCACGTCGCGAATGTTGTACTTCTTCATTGCCCGCTGGGCCCGACGCAGAACGTCGCCGTCTGCGAACCGCAGCTTGCGCCACAGGCCCAGTTCGGTCTGCTCCTTGCCTTCCATGGCCTTCGCCTTGGCGAGGTACTTCATGGACTTGGCGTAGAGCTTGAAGTTCTTGGTGGCCTGCTGCATCAGGTCGATGTCGACGTGAGGCGCGGGCTGGGCGAGGTCGTAGAGCCACATGTCGGCGCGCAGGTACTTCACGTCGAAGTTCTTCGAGTTGAAGCCGACGATGTAGTCGGCCTCATCGAAGAGTTCGCGGGCCTTCTCGACCATCCGCTTGTGGCCACCGCCCGGTGTGTGGGCCGTGTTGTCCTGCGGCAGACCGCCGTCCCATTCGGCGACGAACTTGGTCTTGTCCTCGTGCAGCCACCGGTAGGCGAAGCAGATGGTGCGGGCTGGTTCGATCACGCGTGACGGATCAACCCAGGTGCTGTACTGCTTGCCTTCCCACACGCCGTCGACAAGCGCACTCTGTCGCTCGATGTCGAGTACCAGAATCTTGGCGCTCATCGGTTCTCCATGTCTCTCAACTTATCTGGCTCCTGAGGGTGATTACAGGAGGGTTAGTCGCGGACCCGGCTGTAGATCACGTTGGACCCGAGCCCCTGGCCGGATTCCAAGTTCTCACTGGACCAGACCCACTGGCTGCCGCTGTGGAAGTACCAGCCCGGTCCCCTGTCGCCGTCCAGCCACTTGTACTGTGTGCCCGCCCAGTACCAGGTGAACGCGCGGGTCCACTCTGGGGTGAGGCGCTCCATCCTCAGTGGGAAGCTGACTTCGTTGGCCATCTCAGGCTTTTCGGCTTCCGCGTTGCGAGCCAGCACTGTGTTCGGCCGGTCATCCAGCTCGGGGAAGTGCTTGCGGAAGTACATCAGCGCCAGAGCGTGGAACACGACCGCTGTGAGGTGCTCCAGGCCAGTGCCGCCCTCGCCGTTGTCGAACTCCTCGCCGTCCCACCAGGCCCACAGATGGCGGTTGAGGGCGTCAAAGGAGAGCGACCAGTCATATCCCTTGGCCCAGTTCCACGCCGAATACTTCTCAGCACCCTTGCCGTACAGCTCTGCCACATCGAGCAGCTCCCGGCCTGGCACCAGGCTCATCCGCACACGGTTACCCGCCTTTTGTCCACCTGTGGCTGATGTGTGGACAACTTCTCCTGTGCTCATTCCGCTCCGATCCATTTCAGTGCTGCGTGACGATGTTCGAGGAACCAGCCCTCGTAATAGCCGAGTCCGAGATTGCATCGGTGGCACAAGCCTCCGCGTATCTCGCCGGTAGTGTGGTTGTGGTCCAGATGTTTTGACGGCTCCCCGCAGATTCCACATGGCTTGGCCATGTAGGCGTCGTATTCCTCGCGGGTGATGCCATATTCGCGGTGCGCCCTGCTACCGTACTTACGTCGGTAGCGTGCCTCGTTGTCCCGCATCTTTTGCTGGGATTCGGGTCGCTCGCCCCACTCGCGCCGATTCTGACGCTGTCGCTCTGCGTACTCGGGATTCTCACGCTTTAGCTCTCGGTCGTAGCAGCTGCCACAGAGCCCCCGGCTTTTGACCGGCCTGTCAGGGTGATTGGGGCACAATCACTTGGCCTCGTAGTACTTGCGGACGCGGTAGACGCGGCGGCGGATGCGGGGCCGGTTGGACTTGACTTCGCCGACGAGGCGCAGCATGTCTCGGCGCATCTGGCGGTTCGGCTTGCGGTGGAACTTGTCCTTGCGGGCCGCTTCTTCGGCGGTCTCCACGGTGATCTCGGGGTCGAGCTGCTCGTTGATTCGGTCCTTGACCTCATCGCCAACGCTGGTGTGGGTTTCGTGATCTTCGGTCACGGGCGGAAAACCTCCTGGAACAGTCCATGGCCACCCTGGCTATGGACGAATGCTTTGAGGGAGCTGTAGCACTGGAAGGAGGCGTCGTTATGGATCGCCATCCATACGTCACCTCGCCCAGGCTCAACCCGGCCATCGGGGGTGCGCGACATGTGAGTTCGCAGCATCGTGGTCGGCAAGTAGTGGTACTGCTCCACCAGAATGGTGCCCACTGGGAAGCTGGCGTCGTCCACGTCCTGGACGTTGATCAGGTCGCTCATCGTTCTCCACATCCGTTGCGGTCGGTGAATCGCTTCCAGTGGGTCCAGCCCTGTGGGCAGTGGAATCCCCAGGAGCGGAATCGGGGGCCGGTGAAAATCAGTGTCCAAGCGGGCTTGGCGACGGTCTTGTACTTCCGTCGCACCGGCTTCAGGGTGCGGGAGTCGAAGATCGTCTCAACGTGGGCCAATTCGGTGGCCAACTCGACACGGTGAGCGGTCTTCGGCCTGCGGATCGCGAAAGATCCAGGGCCACGCCATGTCGCCCAGCCGGTCTTGCGGTGCTCCCAGTAGCCGCCCTTCAACACCAGGCTGGCGAACCACCACGGGTGATCATGCAGGGCCCTGTCGTCATCGCTGGACAGGAACTGGTGCAGGTAGATGTTGAAGAACCGGTTGCGCGGAATGATGTGCCAGCGCTTGAGGTACACATCGCCGTCTCGGTTTGTGAGGATCACATCGGGATCACGCATCGTTGGCCGTCTCCTTGATCGAGCGGTGAACGAATGCAACCGAAACTTTCTGCGGCCCAAGAATTTCCTCGGTGCGAGTACCGGGCCCGTAGTCCCGCATCCACCGGTCCACCAGGTCGATGACCGCAGCCAGCTTGCGCTCCGCATTGTTCGCACGCGCACGCGCTTCAGCCAGCTCATTTTCGAGAACTTGGATTCGGCCGTCGCTTGAAAGGGTGCCGCCCCAACATTGTTCGCTCATACCGAGTAATACGGTACGGCTTCAAAAGGGGTGATTACAGGAAGCTTTTCCCAGGTCAGAGCCTAGAAAAAGTAGAACCCCCGTGGGCAGGCGCGTCGGACGGCGTCACAGAATCATCCACGGGGGTACCGGAGGAGCGAGGCTCAACTCCTGGCAACCTCATTGTATCAATACAAACGCACACACGTCCGTGGCGATGAAACACCAAGGGCGGGAGGCAGATCCGAAGACCTACATCCCGCCCTTTGGTGGCAGAGCTAGTTGACCTCGAGGGCCTTGCAGACCTCGCGGAGCATCGAGTTGATGTACTCACCCCGGCGACCGATCCGGTTCGCGATCACCTCAGCCGTCGAGGCCGGGTTCGCCAGGATCATGTCCATCACCGCCAGGTACTGCTCGCGGGTGTGGGTACCGGAGGACCGCGTGGTGTTGGTCCAGTCGGCGGGCTGCATCAGCAGCAGATCCCGCGCGATGCGGGCCCGCTCGTTGCGGCGGGTCAACTTCGCATTGGCCGCAGCGTTTGAGCTGAGAGCATCGGGATCCTTGACCTCACCGAGATCGGCGGGCAGCGACGGGATGCCACGGATCTGCAGCCAGATGTGACGCTCGCGGTTGCGTTCGGCGGGGTTCTTGCCGCCCCACACGCCGTACTCCTCGTTGTCCTCCATGGCCTGGTTCAGGCACTGGGCGACGACGGGGCAGCGATCACACACAGCCTTGGCGGCATCATCGTGCTGCTTGATGATGTCCTTGGCCATGTCACGCTCGACGCCCTGCTCGATCAGGTCGTCCACATCCACGAATGTCATGTCGAAGTCTTCTGCCTCGCACACCGAACGGGTGCGCCAGTCGAAGTCGGTGTCATTCTCCAGAGTGGCGGTCATCCGCCCTCCCTTCATTCCCTTCCACAGCCCCGGCGTGTACCGGAACCTTGGTGATCAGTGCAACTAGCTCCGCAACGGTACAGCTAACCCATTGCTTCATCGGGTCAGTGGTTCCCTTGCGCTTGTGGATGAACAGGCCTGCGAGGGCCCCTGCATTCACGGCTTGAAGTTTAGCGTCTCCGACACCCTTGGGAAGGTCCAAACGAGTAACGTCTTTAGTCTGTATAACCAAATCTTGACCGTCGATGCGGACGTTGATGATGTCGCCCTTGTCGACGCTTCCCCAGCGCGGAGCACGCTGAATATTCTTGTCACCCAATGCATCTCGTAGCCCATCTGCGATCAGGCGCTCGAACGATGCGCCAGCCGCCTTTGCGGACTTGCGGCTTCGGCCCACTTTTAGCAACTTTCTCGGTCAGCTCCCGACTGGGAGGAGGTTTACATCTGGGTCACATTGGGTAGCGGCGGGCCGTCACCAGCGAGTCAGGACTGTACCGACGGGTACCGACAAGCCTCGTTGCAGAAGAGGCAAACATGAGGCCATTTACCACGCGCACTACCTAATTCCCAAATCTGGGACTGTTGTGTCGGTCACAGGATGTGGTCCGGCCGGTTGCGGCGCTCCTCCGGAAGGCGGGCCAGCAGCATCTGCCGCGTCGTCTCCAGCACCGCCTCCGACACCTTCTGACGCTCCGGAAGCCACTCCCCTGCGACCCATATACCGTTCGAAGGCCGCAGCGCCTTCCTCCAGAAGTCCGAGACGGGCTTCGTGTTCGTCTCGATGCATTCGGGGCGCACGGGACAGGCCGCGCAGGTGGCCTTGACGACCTCGGTGCGATCCGGCCCCAGTGTGTCGGGGTCGATGATGAAGTCGATCTTCCCCACGCAAGGGGCGTGATTGGTCCATTCGTCTGCTCGATGCCACAGCTTGCTCACTGGAACATCGCCATGTCGAAACGCTCCCGCAGCTGCATGGTTCCCTCCATGCCAGTGCGGTTCTTGACAAGCGTCAAGTTCATCATGGGCATCTTGTCGGCCTCCTCCCCGTTCTCGTCCACCGGTCGTGACAGGACGAGTGCGGCATCAGCGGTCTGCTCGATGCCACCGGACTCACGGAAATCGGACTTGGTCGGCAGGCGCGGCTTGCCACCGTTGTCCTCGATCTTGCGGTTGAGCTGCGCGGCCACGACCACCACGCAGTCCAGCTTTCGGGCGATCTGACGGGCACGCGCCGCCATGTGGTCAACCGCCTCCACACGGTTCTGCCCCTTCGACTGCTCCACCAACTGCAGGTAGTCGATGAAGACGAAGTCCAGACCCTCGCGCTGCTTCTTGATCCGGCACGCCTGCGCGATGGACTCGATGGTGTGATCCGGCCGGTCGTCCACCTCGAGAGTCAGGTTCGCGGCGGCACTCGCCCACCGCGTCACCTTCGCCAGCGTCTCCGTCGACATGCGCTTCGCGGTGATCTGCCCATAGTCGGCACGGGCACCACACGCCAGGATGCGGCCCATCAGATCCTCCTTGGACAGCTCCAGGGAGAAGATCAGCGCCTTGTGGTGCATCTGCGCGGCGTACAGGGCGCACTGGGCCCCCAGGATCGTCTTACCGCAGCCAGGACGGGCACCGATGACGTAGAGGCGCTGACGGTGGAATCCGCCTGCCAGACGGTCATTGAGACCGATGAACGGCGTCTCGATGGCCGGTCGGTCGTCCTCTTGGGCCTCGGTCCAGATCTGGAACAGGTCGCGGAAGTTGACCGCATCCATGTCCTGCTGCTCATCGACCTCGTCCAGGAAGCGGCGGGCCGCGTCGAGTGCGGAGTCAACGTCGTTGGTGCTGGCCGAGATGGTCTGGAACCGCTGCCCCAGCGAGTTGATCTGCCGGATCCGCCACTTGTCGATGACGATGTCAGCGTAGGCGCTGACGTTCTGCGCAGACTTGAACGCCTGCAACAGATCTGCCAGGTAAGGGGCCCCGCCGACCCGGCGAAGATCCTGGTTCTCAGACAGCTTCGCGAAGACCGTGATCGAGTCGATCTTCTGGTCATCGACGTACATCTGGCTCAGGGTCGCAAAGATGACCTCATGGGCCGGGAGGAAGAAGTGCTCGGCCTTCAGCTTCTTCAGATCGCCAAAGACATCTGGGTTGTGGAGGATGGCTCCAAGGACGGACTGCTCGGCTCGCTCGTCGTAGGCTGGCTGGTTGCCGTCGGGCACTTCTCGTACTTCTCCTTGTACATCTCGAAGATCCATGCTTGCGCCTGAGTCCGGTACCAGAACGCCACGGCGTCCGGTTCGGTGATGTCCTCGGGCGGGTACTTCTTCGGCATCGTGACGTGGAACCGGTCTTCAACGGCCTTGACGTTGGCGGTCTTCCACATCTGCTTGAGCCAGTTGATCTGGGCCTGACGCTCGTCCTGGAACAGGTCCGCGTCGTCGTATTGGCCTGCCCGCAGCCAGTTGTGGGGACCTGGCACGTACTTCATGTCCGTGTTGGCCACGCTGGCGGCGTAACGCCTTGCAGCGCTGACGATCTGGTTGGCGTCGCGGCCCTCCTCCATGAGGTCGGCCCACGCCTTTTGGGCTTCGGTGATGTGCGTGTGGCGCGGGTACGCCGCCCAGAACTTCTCGAAGGTGTCCTGGTGTTTCTTGCGCAACTGCGCAGCAGTAAGTCGTGCCATGGCTCCTCCTCGTCGTGATCATGAGACACAAAGGGCCGGTGCCGTTCTCAGGTCGGCACCGGCCCTTCACGCCAGCTAGATCAGAAGTCGCCGCCCCAGTCATCGGAGCTGCCGCCCCACGGATCCTCCTTGGGCTGCTGGCGGGCCCCTCCACCGGAGCCACCGGAACTCTTGGTCACCGACGCCGTTGCGAACCGCAGCGACGGGCCGATGCCCTCGATGTCCAGCTCGTAGGCGGTGCGCTTGACGCCGTCCTTCTCGTAGTCCTTCTGCTTCAGGACGCCGTGCGCGAGGACACGGTCACCCTTGCGGAGGGACTCAGCGACGTTCTCCGCCAACTGCTTCCAGATGGTGCCACGCATGAACGTGGTGTCGCCGTCTTCCCACTGATCGGTCTGCGGGTTCTTGCGGCGAGTGTTGCACGCGATGGTGATGTTCGACACCGCAGTGCCACCCTGCGTGAAGTTCAGGGTCGGGTCGGCCGTCAGGGTGCCTTCGATGGTGACGACAGGAAGTGTCAGGGCCATGTCTCTCGTTTCATTCGGGGTCAGATGTCGAACCAATCTTCCGGCTCGACGTACTCAGAATAAGGTGGCTCGGAGGGTGAATACAGGAAGCGTTTCTGCTGGTCAGAAGCTCGTCCAGGATCATCAGGTCCGTCTCGAAGCCCCGTCTCCCATATTGGGGTGGGGCGCACACTGCGCGGGTCTTCCCAGGGTCGGACATGCCAACCAGTAGCGTGAGCTGCCAGGGGGTTAGCTTCAACCCAGCCGTGGCAGCCAGTTGTTCCATGGCCGCATAGCGCGACGATGTTCCAGGGTTCCCAGGGCCCGCCTTGGCCGCGCTTCTTCCGGTGGTGCATGGTGACTGGCCCACCGCGTCCGCACCGCTCACACAACCCTCCGCACCGTTCGAGAACTTCTGCCCTGCATTGTCTTTCATTCACGATAGAGGCACCAAGGCGCATTCGGATCAGTCCGCAGCAAAGCCTCGCAGTTGCGCCGCCAGGCCGCTGCTCCCGGTCGATGGCTCACGCCCCGGCCCATCACCACGTGTGAACCGTGGAGCCAGAACTTGATCCGGACGCACACCTCATCGGGGCAGTGGTACGGGAACTCTCCGCGATGCTTGCCGCGATACAGCCACGGCTGCAACCACTTTGGCGTCACAGCAAGCCGCGCAGCTCAAACTCAGCGCGCTTCGAGTCGGCGAACAGTGCCACCGACTCAGCCAGCGCCTGCTCTGTCTGCCGCAGCGTCACGGTCGTGTCACCACCGGGTGTCCAGGAGAACTGGAAGATCTCACCGGAGTACATGACACGGCCCGAACTGTCCTTGAGAACCAGGTAATGGTTCTCGCCGCTTGCCGCACGCTGCTTAATCGCCTGTGCCAGCGCGGTGTCCGCGTCCATCACTATCGTCTGGGTCATAGTTCGAACTTCTCCATGTGAACCCGGTAGCCGTCCATCAGCCAGTCGTCGTAGGTGTGAATGCCGTACTCCGGATCCGGCACGAACTCGGGATTGTCGTCACCCCACTCCATCCGCGCCATGTCGAGGATCTGCATGTTGACCTCGGCCTCGGACTTACCGACGAAGTAGTAGTCGTCACCCGACTCGCTCTTAGCGTGCGCGAAGTAGATGATCACTGCGGGTCCACCAACTTCAGGTCTCGGGTGATGACTTCATGCCGGTACTTCTCGGGCGGCGGGAACACCTCGAACCACTGGGACTTGATCAGCATGGCCAGCTGGTACTCCGCTGCGGTACTGACGATTCCGTCGAACTCGTCTTCCCAGCGCAGATCGTCGTCCAGCAGCCGGTAGGTGACGAAGCCGTTCTCGGCCGTGAGCTTGAACAGCTGCACACCGAACGGCGTCTCGTGCATCTCAACACCAGCCAGCGACTCTTCGGTCCACGCGGCGGGATAGCCGCGCCGGATCAGGATCAGACCATCAGCCTGGGTGATGAACCGCTTGCCATCCTCGCGGCGCAATCGCAGTGTTCCCAGCACGCCGTAGGGCGTGACGACCTCGTCGTTGTACAGCTCGACACCGTCGTCGCCCTGCGAACCATCGGGCCCGTAGGGGCCACGGATCTTAAGAATCGATGTCGCCACCGCTCAACTCCTTTGCCCACTGCTCGAAATCGGACTCATCGACCTCGACCTTGTCGGCCTGCTTCGCGAGCCACTCGGCCAACTTCGCCGCCGCAGCGGCCTTGTACTCCTGCACCACTGCAGTCGGCACACCGCGCCGGTTCAATGCCGCCGTACGGTCACGGTCGTACGCCTGCAACACCTTCCGCATGTTCCGGCGCATATCCATCGGGATGGTGCCGTGCTGGTCGATCTGGTTGAGGGTGTGGCCCAACGCCGCGTACACCAGCTCAGCGACCTTCGCCGGGATGGATGGCGAGTTACTCGGGTACGCCATCGCCGAAGATCTCCTTGTCGAGGCCGTCGAACATGCGCTTGTCGGCAGCCTCCCGCTCAGCGGCAACCGCGTCGAGGAAGCACTCGGCCATCGCCTCGGCGTACAGGTTCGCCTCGTGGGCACCGTCTTCGCCGTAGTGCTCCAGCATGAACTCGGTCAGCGCCGCGTTGTACTCCTGCAGCCAGATCGCGATCATGTTGCGGTACGCCTCAGGGATATGGCTGTGCAGCGCAATGAAGTTCAACATCATGCGGGGCTGCTCGGCCAGGATGAACGGCAGCGGGAACTTGTACCCGATCTCGTTCACAAGCTGTTCTTCGTTCACTAGTAGCTCCCGCCCCCGTTGTTGTAGACCTTGTCCAGTACCTTGTTTCGCATCCCCAGGTTGAACGCCTCGCGCTCCAGGGAGTGCAGTCGACGCTCGCAGATGCCCAGCTGCGCCTCAGCGATGGACAGATACGTCCGCGCCATGACGACCTTCGGATCCTCAGCCGCCGCGTACTTTGCTTTCGTAGCAGGACCGGTGTATCGCATAACCGCCTCGGCTTCGGCCTTCACGAACTCGTCGTGACGCCACTTCCGTTGCGCCATATGCCAGGACATCATGCGGTCCCACTTGTCCATCAGATAGGAGTTGCGGTCCAGCAGTCGGTCCAGCGCCATCGGAGTGAGATCCGTTGGCACCCAGTCCTGATCGTCTTCCCAGCTCACGAAAGAACCTCGTCAGCGAACCCAAGCTCCACCGCCTCGTCGGCGAACATCCACCAGTCCCCCTGCTTCACCTTGTCCAGGAACTCCTCCACCGACAGGTGGGACCGCTCCGCGTGGATGAGAGCAAGACGGTGGGTCCACTCATCGGCGCGGTCCAGATCCGCGCGGATCTTCGACACCGATGTGTCCTCGTAGGAGCACAGCGGCTGATGGATCATCAGCATGTCCATCAGCCCGCCGACGCGAATGTCGCCCGCCTGGAACAGCAGCTCCCCACCGGATGCGGCCAGACCGGCGACACGGGTCGTGATGAGATGCCCACCCTCCTTGCGTGCGCTGTAGCCGCTGAGGGCCCCGTACGCGGCGATGGACGGGAAGATCTCGCCGCCCTCGGAGTTGATGGTGATGTCCCAGTTGGAGTCTGGATACTCGGCGTCCCAGAAGAACATCGTCTCGATGAACGGGGAGACCTTCTCCTGGTCGATGTAGCCACGGAAGTAGTACTTGATGGTGGTGGTGCCGCCATCCTTCACCACCACGTAAGTGGATTCCTGCGAGGTGAACTCGTCGCAGTCCTCGCTCACTTGACCTTCTTCCAGATGGTCACTTCGACGGTCTTGGTGGTCTTTTCGACCTCGCGCACCGAGTCGGGGTAGACCTCGTCTTCCTGGTACTCCGTCAGACCGGTGTCGTAGTCGAACGCGTAGTACTTGCCCGACTCGACGTGCTGCACGATGACCATGTCGCCCCGCGCCCAGCGCCGGTTGTCGCCCTCTTCGACATCGACGTGCCGGAAGCCGCCGATCTCAACGTCAGGCTCTGCCCGCAGGCAGTACAGGTCGTCGCCCTCCTCGGCCTCGAGGATGTCCGTGAGCTGCTGCTCAATCGTCTTCTCGCTCATACCATCACCCTCTTGAACTCGGGAACGTAACGAAGCTTGCGGGCCCACTGCCCACAGCGGATGATCTGACGGCCGCGCTCCAACGGAACCCGCAGCACCTTCCACTCCCAGCGGCCCCAGTCGTCGGGCTGCTGCGGACAGTGCAGCATGATCGCCTCGTCGTAATCGCACTCATGCGAAGCGAACTCGGCCTTGCCATCGGCGTTCGGGTAGAAGTCGGCCCAATCGATGTCCTGTCGGACCACCGAGTCCTGGTACAGCTGCCCCTCGGTGTACAGCGCCAGCTGGCCCGACACGCCCATCCGGTACTCGTCGTCCTTGCCGGTCTTGATGTCGGCCATCTTGCGGACACCATCCAGTTCCAGGATGCGGTCGGCCGAACCGGCTGCACGGAGCACGAACGCGTTGCCGGTCGGCACCTTCATCGGCACGTTGACCGACAGGAACACCTCGCGGGCAATGAACTTGATGTGCGGGCTCGACACAATGTCCTTGTGGTAGCCGTCGAGCGGGCCCTTCAGCTCCTCAGGGACGAGATCCCAATCAAGAGTGTCGGTTTCGATGGCCTCACAGAAGTCGTGGATCGAGGTGCCCCGGTCAGCCTTGTTCTGTGCGCCGCCGACAATCTCGGCGTTCTTCGCGATCTCCTTGAACTCGCCCTTGTTGGTGTCCCAGTTGCCGCCCTTGGCGAGGATCGCCTTGACGCGGTTGAGCAGCGCCGGGTTGACGGCGAGACCGGCCATGGCATTGGCCTGGTAGTACTTGAACAGTCCGTCGCCAGGCTTGTCGATGTCCTTGGCCAGCGTGGAGCACCGCGAGTAGGCGACCCGGTTGCCTCCCTCGGGAGGGAACAGCATGGGCCGCTCATACTTGTCGCGCGGGATGTTCCAGTCGGTAATGAGACACCTCTAGGGTCGGTAGATGACGGTGAGAACGTTCTCCAGGAGAACGATCCCGATGACGACGGCGATGGCTCCCACTAGTCAGCGAAAGCGTGGGCGATGCCAGCTGCGGCCAGCAGGGCGCAGATGACATACGGCACCGCCTCGGGCGGGGGCTTGCCCGTGTCGAGCGTCTGAATCCCCATCAGGGACAGCACCCCAGCGGACAGGGCAAAGCAGCCCGCGAGGATCCTCATTCGGAGACCTCAGTGCCGCCGAGTTCGCTGGTGGCGTTGGCCAGTCCCTCGAAGTGCTCCGCGACGGCCGTCAGCGCGGCGACATCAGTGGAGGCGATCAGCGAGCCGCCGTTCGGGTACTGCTCACCGAAGTAGGCCTGCGCATCCTTCGGGGTCTTGCCCGCCTTCTTGATGGCGGACTTCACCCGGTTGATGGCCTTGGCGACCTCAGGGTTGCCGAGACCCTCCGCATTCGGATTGCCCTTGGCGGCAGGCTTGTTGCGCGCCGGGGCCTTGCCGCGACCCGACGCAGCGTTGCCGTCGTCGTCCTCGTCGGCCACCAGGCCCAGCACTGCCATGAACGCGTAGCGCTTGGCGTAAGTGATGGCCGATCCCTGCGCCTGCGGGTCAGCCTTGACCGGCCGCAGGATCATGGTCGACTCGTCGGCCTGGCCGCTCTTGTGGACCACCTTGGTGGTGAGGGTGTCGTGGACCTTGCCGTCGATCACCACGTAGCCGGGGTGCTGGGTGACCGCGAGGCCATGCTTGGCCAGCACCGGCTGGGCTTCGGCCTTGACGGCAGGCAGGTCGGCGTACTTGCTCTTGAAGAACGGGTTCGCCGTGTCCTTGGCGACGGCACCGAACTCAGCTTGGGCGGCGACGAGGGCCTCCGCGAGGTCGGGCCCGATGCCGTTGGGGATACGCATCGCGTACGGCTGCTCGCCGGAGGTGAAGAGGATCTGCTCATCGGGAAGGGTGCTCACTGGTCAACCAATCGCATGTAGAGGTAGGCAAGGACGGCCAAGGTGACCGTCCAGCCTGGGGAAATCGGGTAGGTGAGAATCGTCAGTCGGTGATGACGGTGACGATGCCGTAGATGACACCGAAGATGATGGCGAGACCCAGCTCAATCAGCCACGGCGAGAACACTGCCCACCACGACCACATGGCGATGGGGTCGACGCCGACGAGCTTGAGGATGATGAACGCTGCCACGAGCAGCGTCGAGATTCCGCTCACGCGGCGACCGCCTTCTTGATGCGGGCATTGACAGTGCCCTGGTTGCTAATGGCATCGGCGAGAACGGCCAGGTTCGACTTGCCTGGCTCGTTGTTTCGCACGATGACGCGGAGGGCAGACCACCAGGTCCGAACGGGATCCTTGGGCGCTGACATATCGAGCGCCTGATCAAGGGCAGAGGCCACAGAGAGAGGCTGCCCGTCCTTGTTCGCCTCGGCTACAAGGCGTTTGGTGATCTGCAGGGTTGAGAGCAGTCCGTCCGGATCGTCGGTCAGGACCGCATTGTGCTTGCGTGCGAAACGCTTGAGCTTGTTTGTACCCATCGTTGTATCAAGGTACAACGGTTCTGTAATCGCAGGTCAGGCCATGTTTCGGAGCCCGACTAGCCAGCTATTGTCGCGGTGGGGGTGGAAATCCCATGGGACACACCCAATCTCCCTCAACCCCTGTGCAAGTATGTGGCGCTCGTCCATCTTCTTGTAGATAGCAGCGGTTTGGTCGGCGTCGACCGAACTCTTCCACACGCCACTCGCATGCCAAGCTCTCAGCTCGTTGTCCATCTCCCACAGCATCTCCAGCATGCGATTGCGGTCGGTGAGGAGGTCAGCTCGGGATGAACTCACTGGCCTGCTTCGTGTCGAGCATGTAGGTGGTGTAGGCGTCGTCCAGCTGCTGGAGGATCTGCGGGTCCAGGCTGGCTTCGTCCAGGAGGAAGAAGCGGAACTTCTGGGTGGAGATCATGATCTTGTCGACCCAGGTGCCGCGCTCACGGTCGTACTTGTGGCGTGGCATCAACCAGGCGCACTTGGCTTTCCACTCGTGCTTGCCGTAGCGCGGCGTCGACTCGAACAGCTCCAGCACGATGCCGACGCGTTGCTCGCTGCCATTACCGGATCGGATACCAAGTCCCACAACGGAACCGATGGTGATGTCCTGCCCGAACTCGTTCTTCACGCCACACAGTGTGGCAAGAGGTTCTGGGTGATTACAGGAGAAGACTGGGGGAGGCTCCCCTGGGACACGACCCCCAGGGGAGGGGCACCTCGACCAGTCGTGAGCCACTGGTGCCGCGCTCGCTGAGGGGGAAGGGAATACCAACCTCTCGCGAGCCCACGCAGATAGTACCGGCTTTCTGTATTCCCACAAAGCGCCAGTTCGACCCTAAGAGTTTCCTGAGAGTTTCACTCATCTGCGATTGCCTAGCTCTGCAAAACCGCAGGTCGCGCGCCCGGTCTCCTGTAATCGCAGGTCAGGGCCTCGCTAGTGTCTTAAAAAGGACAGTGCGAACGCAGTGAGCGCCGACAAGCAACACGGAGTGTTGCGCTTACCCCCTACGGTACGTGAGGCACGTCCCCCTGCTGGGGGACGTTGAGGGTTTTATTAGATACTTCCTTCTCTAAAGAGATACCCATTCTGAAATTAGGTACTACCTAACGTATTTGGTACCAACTACAGTTACTGGATCGCGGAAAACTCTCTCCTGTAATCACTTCCGCGCGGGTGCGAAGCTAATCCCATGAGCACGGACCTCCAGGAACGCTTCCAAGGCGTGATCGACGGCAAGACAGTTGTCAGCGTTTATCGCGCCTTCGCGGAAGACAACAAGCCCTACTGCATCAATGTCTTCCTGCCGGAAGTCAACCTGTACGCCACCTTCCAGCCGACCGAGCCGTTCGACGACCTGTCCGCTGAAGAGGCCGAGGCGCTGGACCGCCAGCACGCCGCGCAGTGGGTCAAGGTGCTCACCGAGCTGGCCGAGAAGGCCCAGCGGTGGGACGACCTCATGGATGCCCTCGAAGAGGCCGACGAGGTGATCGACGCCGCCGACACGCCGTACCAGGTGGCTGCGCTGGACGACAACTGTACCGACCGCTGGTGGGTCGACGTGGACGGCGATGTCTACAAGTACGTAGACGGCCAGTGGTGGGTGACCGAACACGTCGGCTCCGTGAGCTTCGTGCGGGTCGCCCCCAACGAGCAGCACCTGCTCAACACCTACGGCCCCTACACCGCCGTCCCGACCCCTGGAGTCCAGCCGTGACCAAGCCCAAGCCTGACGACCTCCTCGAGAAGAGCCTCACTCTCCTGGATGAGGCTGAGAGGAAGCTCGCGAAGTCGGGCGGCAATGAGAGTGCCATTGCCCGCGTCACCGCGAACATCCTTGCGGCGCAGGCCTACGCGACCCTCTACGCCGCGCTGAAGTGACCGAAACAGTCTTCGTCGTCCTAGCAATAGCCCTGCTCATCGTCTCCGTGGCGATGACCGCAGCCTTCAAGGAGCAGAGTGAGCCACCACAGCCCCTGGCATCGGAAGATTGCCCACGAGAACCTGATCTACAAGACTGAGGTCGGTTCCCGTCTGCACGGCGTGTCCGTTGGGGCCGACGACAACGACGAGATGGGCATGTGCATCGCGCCGCCCGAGTGTGTCATCGGCACCCAGAAGTTCGAGCAGTACCAGGACCGCTGGCATTCTGATGGCACCCGCATCCCTGAGGGTGTGCGGTCGGGCCCCGGCGACACTGACCAGGTGATCTACAGCCTGGCGAAGTGGGCACGCCTTGCCGCCAAGGGCAATCCGACTGTGCTGGTTCCGCTGTTCGCGCCGCTGCAGCATGTGTACTTCCGCAACGAGCTGGGCGAAGAGCTGATCGACAACCGCCACCTGTTCCTGTCAAAGCAGGCCGGTGAGCGGTTCGTCGGATACCTTGTCGCGCAGCGTGACCGGGCGCAGGGGCTTCGCGGCCGCAAGCACACCAACCGGCCCGAGCTTGTGCAGAAGTTCGGCTACGACACGAAGATGATGTACCACGCGACGCGGCTGGCCATCCAAGGGCACCAGCTGATGACCGAAGGCCACATCTACCTGCCGATGCAGGACCACCACCGCGACTACCTGCTCGCGGTACGCGAAGGCCGCTACACGTTGGCGGAGACACTCAACATCCTCGAGTGGCGCACCGACATGCTGCGGGGGGCCATGGAGAACTCCTACCTCCCCGATCACCCCGACTACGAACAGCTGGACAACTGGCTGATCGGCATGCACTACCAACACTGGAAATCGAAGGGAATGCTATGAGCAACAACAACGCACTCAAGGGAACTGGCATCAAACGCGTCCAGGTTCTGGACCCGTCGTACGCACTCGCGGTGAAGGTCACCGGCCGCAACTTCGCGGGCGTCTCCTACATCGTCGCGCAGGAGGCCGAGCGTCGTGGCATCCCGATGCAGGTCGGTGCCTCGTTCAACGAGGACGGGTCGCTGGCGTTCGTCACCGTCAACGAGCCCGGAAAGGACACCCACCACCTGGCTCCCGGCTCGTGGGTCGTGCTCGACCCCGACGTCGAAGAGGCAGTCGTCATGCCCGAGTCGGTCTACCGAGAGCACTTCCGCGAGCTGTGAGCAGCCTCGCCAAGTTCACCCACAACCCCACGGAGGTGCGGGCCATCCAGGTGGCCCGCCCATTCAAACGGGTAGCGGACGCTGTTCCGTTTGCGCATGCGGTGTACACCAACGGAACTCACAAGTTCCAGTACATCAAGATCTCGCGGCCGGGGACCACGAACATCCTGCGGGCATACGAAGGCGACTGGATCGTGGATGACCCGGTCGACGGCTGGCTCGTCATGAGCGACGAGTCGTTCCAGTACCACTACGCGGACAAGGAAGACGATGGCGACAGCGACGCTGAATGACGTGGAGATCGACTCGGACATCGAGTCGCTGGTCGACTCCGCGTTCGAGGAGCTGGACTGCTGCAGCATGCGCAAGGGTGTGGTCCCTTGCGGCGGGCCCATCGCCGGGTTCCAGGAGTACCACACCTGCGTCCAGGGCTGGATGTGCAAGAACCACTGGGAGTACGCCCTCAAGCTGTACGCGACGTGGCGGGCCAAGGTCGAGGACACCGGCCAGATCCAGTGCGCTATGTGCCTGGGCCGGTTCACCACGATCAAGAGCTTCATCCGTCTGACGAAGGTGCCCGAGTGATCAAGCTCCTGGCCGCTGGAGCGGCACTCGTTGCGGCGCTGTCGTTGACGGCCTGCGATCCCGTCGATGACGGCGGCACCACGTACACGCCACCGGCAACCCGAGATCCAGGCGGGGTGGGCGTGTTCGTCACCCCGAAGGGCCCCACGGTTGGGATCGATCTCGGCGGCGGCATGCACCTCAACCCGGCAACGGGCGGAATCGGATTCGGGGTGCCGGTCGGATGAGCGTTAACATACGTCACGAGATCACCCTGTCCAGCCCGATGACCTTGGCCGACATGGAGTCGTTCGTCGCACAGGCCAAGCAGATCGGCGTCGATACCACCAAGAAGCTGGACCTGAAGATCACCAAGGGCTACAGCGACCCACGCGAGTCGTGGCCCGACTCGGTGGCCATCACCGCCCGCCCCTGAAGGAGAAGCTGTGAGCGAGAAAGATCCCCGGGAGGGCAACCTCCCGAAATGGGCCCAGTCACTGCTGGCCAAGGAGCGCTACCGCGCCGACAAGGCTGAGCACCGGCTCAAGGAGCATCTCCAGACCGTGGAGCCGTCTCCGATCTGGTACGGCGACTGGGAGAACAAGATCTACATCCCGGTCGACTACGGCTACCAGACGGTGTACTTCTCGGCCACGGGCAAGCCGTCCGAACACACCTACGAGGAGATCGGGGTGTCGTTCCGCAAGGGCGTCATCCAGATCCAGGGCGGCACCAGCATCGCCATCCGCCCGAAGTCATCGAACTACGCCGAGATCTACCTGAGCGACTAGAAGGGAACCGTATGGCCACACTCGAAGAGCGGCTCGAATGCGCCGAGGAAGTTCTCGCGAAGACGGTCGAAGAGATCGACAGCATCAAGGCCGAGATGAAGGAACGGGACGAAGACCCGTACCCCATCGGCACCGTGGTCAAGGCCACGGGAAGTTGGATTCCGTTCGCCGCAATCCGCTTCCGCAATGTTCCTGACTATCTGCAGGAGTACTACGGCGCGCACTACAGCGGGCCGTGCTGGGTCACGTTGTTCCACGACATGTCCGGCCGCGCTTACCCAACGTTCGCGGACCTGCGTCGGGCCTTCGATTCTGGCATCGACTTCGTCCCCCTGGAAGTCCCGTAGGCCCCTGAAAAGACAAGACCCTCACATCCCATCGGGAGTGAGGGTTTCGTCGTTCCTGGGGGCAATCAGGCGGCGGCGGCAGACCGCTTCGCGAGAGCGTTGATGTAGTCAACGCGGAAGTCGCCCCACTTCTCCTGCGACCCATCGTCATGCTGCACGACGACCACTGGAGCCACACTGTAACCCTGGGCCCGCAGCAGATCAGCCTGCTCCGAATCCTGATCCAGACGGACCTCCGTGTACGCGATCCCCTTCTTCGCCAAGGCGTCCTTGGTCAGCTTGCACTTGATGCAAGCGGGGCCGGTGGTATAGACGGTGACGTTCAAAGCACTCCGTTCGTTCACGCGGCGATCCGGCGCAGGATCGCCACAGCTGGGTTGATGTCGTAATTGATGTGCGGCATAGTCGGATACGGGCGAGTGGCAACAAACTGCCCGCCCAAGAAGATCGCCCACATCGCTGCGCCGACCTCGGTGATCGGACGCTGGAACATCTCTCCCACCTGCTCGATCAACGAGTCGGTGCCGACAATGATGTTCTTCAGATCTTGGACCAGGCGGTAGATGGCGGTCATCATCTCGCCAGCATCGTCATCTGGTGTGTCCGTGTAGATGTCACGGCCGAAACGGGAGTTCGCCCCGTGTGCAAAATCGTACCACCACGACGGAGTCGAACGCAGGCGGAAGTCTGAGATCCCCCGCCCCTCGGGAACCGGAATCCCCTCTGCCACATTGCCATTCGCCACGTGGAGTTCACGGCAAGGGTTGCCGTATGTGATCGAACCGATGATGCGGGCCTCAAGGTCCGAGCCCTTGATAAAGTTCTGCCACACCATCGAGGTCACAATTGCGCCCTGCGAGTAGCCGATCAGCACGAACCGTGCGGCCGGATACCGGTCCATCCGCTCACGCAGAAGCTTCTTCAGTTCAGCAATACCCGCGTCCACCGACGAGCCCATCGGGAACGGCTTCGCCGGATAGTTCACGCCCTGCCAGCGGTACAGATCCAGCACAGCCCGCGCCACCTCAGCCGGGTAGCCCGCGTCCCAACCGGCACCCGTACCGGCCACCGTGAACACCCACGGCTTCAACGCCTCCAGAACGCCCAACGCCTTCTGGGTGGCGTAGTCCAGCACGCCGTCCGTGCGCAGCCCACCCTTGTTCCGCTGGAACGTCTTCAGGGCCTCCGTCAGGTCGGGCCCGAAGTGCTCAGTCAGATCCAGGTTCTTGCCGTACGAGAACTTCGCCCGCAGCTCCCCCTTCGCCGCCAGCACGGGCCGTCCGGACATGCCTTCCTGCCACCCAATCCACATGCAATGCCTCCTCAGGGCAGAAGAAACGGACCCGCCCGAAAGTTGGCGAGCCCGTTCCTATTTCGAAAGTGTTAGTCCTCGTAGCTGGCGATCAGAACCTCAGCCAGCGTCGGATGCTTCTCAACAGCCTTCTCGACCGCGTACGGGTCATCGGTAGCCCGCTCGATCACAGCCTCCGCGACCACCGGATCCGACTCGAACGCGTCAAGCACCTGATCCACCGTCGCCTTGTTGCGCACCAGCCACGTCGCGCCGGTCACCAGCAGCGAGAACCCCACAGCCACGGCATGAACCCACGGATGGGTCGCGCTGGCCTCCAGCGCCGCCGCCAGGCCCTCCATACCGGCCAAGGCAGTCGCCCCCGCCGCGATGGCCTTCTTTACCTCACGTACCTTCATCGTGGCTTGAAAATCCCTCCCAGTACCGCGCCCACGCCGTTCACCACGTCGTTGAGCGCACCGGGCAGCTGCTCCGCGACACCGTCCGGAATCAGCGCCGAGAAGAACTTCTCGATCTCATCCGGCACCAGGTCGTCCAGCTTCTCCGCGAGCACCTCCCGAACCAGAGGCTCGAGCTTCGCCCACAGCAGCGGAAACAGCGCCGCCACAATCATGTTCACCAGCTTGTTCACTTGTCGGCCTCCTTCATGTACTCCTCGAGTACGTCCTCGGGGATCTGCGACATCACCTTCTTGGCGCGGGCAACAGTCGCCTTGTCGGTCACCGCGCCCTTGCCAGCAGCGGTGCGACGCACGCGGCGGATCGAGTCGAAGTCGCCCAGCACAGCCAGGCGCTCCACCAGCTCCGCGTGCTCCATGCCGTCGTCGTTGAGCAGCATGCCGACCAGAGTGTCGACAGGGCCCTCCCCCGGCTCCCGGTAGATCGAGCGCGACTCCCAACGGTTCGTCAGCTCAAAGTGGACACGCTGCAGCAGCGCACGGTCGGAATCAGTGAACATGTCGTCCTCTTCGTAAGAGCCTGCATAGAACGCCTGCAGGTAGGTGTTGAATACGTCCCACGGGAAGCCGCCGCCGACATCGGTGTGGTTGCCGATCTTCAGGCCGACAGTGATCCCGTAGTGGTCGGTGATGCCGTCGTTGGTCTTGAGGCTCGGGTAGCCGGTCGCCGAATTGCCGACGCGCACAACGGGAGGGATGCCGTACTTGCGGCAGTCCTGCGCAGCCAGATAAGCAGCGATCTTGATGCCGTTGCCCATCTTCGCGAGCCAGTCGTTGCGGGTCCATGCGGCGTACGACGGAGTGAATACCAAGTTGATGGTCTGCCGGTTCGCGTCCAGCACCGACCACGACGCATAGTCGGTGTCCACCAGATCCCACGCCTCGTCATTGCTGATGGCGTAGTGGTAGGAGCGGTCACCCATCTCGTCCATCCAGCGGTCCAGATCCGCGCCGACCATGTTTCCCTCCTCCGTGTGGAGGACAAACAGTCGCGGACGCTGACCGTTGCGGTTGGACGCACCCTTGCCGTCAATGATGTTGTGCTCAGGGAAGAACGGCGCAGGGGCATCCGGAGAGCCGCCCGCGTTCACCTTGTTGTACAGGGCGACTGCCGCGTTCCACTCCTGGTCGTAGCGGTGCTTGTACTCAGGGGCGCAGCGCTGCACCATGTACACCCACAGGCCAGGGGTAGTGGCGTCAGTGTTGTAGTCCTGGGTGCCGATCCGCTGCTTCTTCAGCGACTCGAAGAACATGCGGGTCGACTCGACCAGGTCCATCCGCTTGCGGGTGCCCTCGTAGTCGGCCCCGCCCCACCACGGCGGCTGCTGCTGGTAGTAACCCTCGGACAGGCTGTCGTTGCCGATCCGGTCGTACGGGAACTGCTGGGACAGCTTGCTCTTCGCGTTCGCCCACATGAGGAAGTTCGACTCGACCTTGACGCAGGCGATGGCCATCTTCTGGCCCTTCGGCGAGACCCCCATCTCGTTGCCGACCTTGATGATGGTGGCCGCGATCTGCTCAGGGGTGAGTAGAGGCATGAGAATCCTTACGGGGTATTGGCGATGTACCAGTCCGAGACCTGCACGCCCGCATACAGCAGCGACGACTTGAAGCCGAAGCCGACGTAACGCTCACCCTCGCCGTGGTCGACCGCGTTCGTCTCATCGGTCCACGAGATCAGCGGCTCGAGCGACGTGCCCACATACAGCGAGTAGGTGTTGCTCACGGGGTTGTACTCGGCGGTGTACGCCTGGTTGTTCACGGTGTCGTACGACTCGGTCTCACGCTTCGTGAAAGTCGTTGGACCAGTCCCAGTTACGACAGAAATCTCGTCGTCGTCCCACGACCCGATGCCGAACACCTGCTTGTGGTGGAACCCGGCCCAGTTCGTCGCGTCGTAGTTCGAGCAGATGATCGTCCACACCTCACCATTGGAGTTGTCGATGGGACGAATCGTGTTGTAGGTCAACCGAACAATGTCAGTCGCCAGTGGCGCGAACCACAGCATGCACACGTCATCGAAGAACGTGAGATCGCCACCAAACAGCGACCCACTCGACACCGCGTTCGGCAGCGAGCGGAACGAGTTGTCGTACACGCGCGGGTGCCCGTTGAGGATCCGCCACGAAGGATCCTTGACGAAGCCAGGCGTACCGAAGTGGTACTCGTAGCGGACGCCCTCGAACTCCGGAGACATCGCAGGCTGATCGGGGAACGGAGCCTCGACACGGATGATCTGGCCCTGCTCCAGCATCGTCGGATGCGTTTCGCCGGGATACGTCACGGACAGCGTCCAGGTATCGGTGCGGGCCAGGGTGTCCGAAATTTCGGGGCCCTCAACAAACTCAATCGTCTTGCCCGCAACAGTGCCAATGAACGCACCCACAACCTGCCCGTACGTGTTCGATACGGTCAGCACGGCCGACGTGCCCGCAGGGAACGTCTTGTTTCCGGAAAGGGTGTAGCGATAGCGCAGAGTGTTGCCGCGCTGCAGCTCAAGGGGCCGGTTGCTACGAACGGGGACGATAGGCGTAAAGCTAGCCATCTAGTCCTCTCTCAATTGTACGTCACGTTGCACGCTTGGCCAGATTGATCTTGTGCCGCAGCGCAATTCGCTCTTCATCACTCAGGCCGGTGATCTTCGGGAACAGGTCATCGAGCAAGTCGGTCAGACTGATCACCGCGTTCACCACGACATCCATGCGTTCCCGTAGCGCCGCGTTCTCCTCGCGGATCTCCTGGCGGATCTCAGCGCCGAGCTTCTGGATCGCCTCGGCCTCGGATGTCTTGTCCCGCTTGGGCGCGAAGAACGAGCCCCACACCGTGGTGAGTACACCACCAGTCGCCAGCGCACCAATGGCGGTGGCAATCATTCCTACATCGATCACGTCACTCGCCCCGGTACTTGAATCGAGGCGTGATCTGCACCTGCGCCTCCTGAGAACCGTCATTGATCACCAGCGACACTGGCAGCTCCTCGGTACGCAGAAGCGTTGAGCCGTTGAGGATCCCGTACCGGTCAATCTCGGTGCCGTTCGACACCGTGCCTGCAGGAATCGTGATCGTGACCGCCGACCCGGTCACCTGCGCCTTGGCGACACCGCCCTCGGACACGTCAGTTGCCGTGCCCCACGTCGTGTCCGCATACACGGTGCCGATGCGGGTGGACCCCGAGTACAGCCCAATTCGGTTGCCAAGCGCCGTGATAGCCGAAGCGCATGCCCGGCGATGCGCAGCCTGATACTCAGACATCAATACTCCTACAGTTGAAATACGTTGTGTTGCAGCACTACTGGTAGCAGTAGAACCACGCCTGGCCACGGGCCCCGGCACCACCCGAGACGCCGGTCGTGATCGCCGCCGAGCCGCCACCGCCAGGGGCTGCGCCCGTGGTTCCGCTCAGCGCACCGGGAGTCACTTCGCCACCGCCCGTGTAGGTCTGGCCAGAAACCGTCTGCGTCCGTGGATTCACCGCGCGGCCGTTCGGCGACACCGCGTTCTGCCCGCCAATGCCGCCAGTTGCAGTGCCAGACCAGCCGTCCGTCGAGGCAGTAGTCGAACCACCAGTTGCGCCACGCGCCGGGGAAAGTCCCGCCGAGCTGCCCGAGCCACCGGCCCCGACAGCGCCCGTGATCGTGCGTGCGGTCCACGGGATGTGGACGCCACGCTCAAGCGTGGTCACCGACCAGTTGCCGCCCCAGCCGCCCTCGCCCCACGTGCCGATCAGCATCATGCCGCGACCGCCACCACCGGCACCGAGCAAGATCACGTCGATGTACCGGCACCACACCGGGATCGTGAACGTGTACGCGCCCGCCGTGCTGAACGTCGCCGCCAACGCCGCATGCGGAGCGAACCCCGCCGATGTGGCCATGTCCGCACCGACACCACTGTCAGTCCGCGTCCCCAACGGGACAAGGAGAGCCGCCACATCCGCGCCGCATGCCGCATCGCCAGTCACATAGAGCGGCTTAACCAGGACGCCGTCATTGCCGATACCGTCGCCCGAGCCAAACAGGCCAAGCTGTTGCACGGCGTCAGATCCGATACCGCCATCCGCGCCGAAGAGCCCGACCGTCGCCAGGTCGGATCCCAAGCCCTCATGCTCAAGCAGCCCCTCCGGTAGCAGCAAGCCTGCGCTGTCCGCGCCGACACCACGATCCGCAACCGCAAAGTCAGGCAGCAGCAGCGCCTCGTCGCTACCTACGCCAGCATCTTCGGCATCGAACTTCCAGCGAGGGAACCACGCCGCGCGATGCTCGACCTGCGCAACGGCAGGAACCTCGGGAAACCATGCAGGACGGTGGGAACGCAGCGGGCTAACCGGTGCAGGGGACCATGGCATAGGTCGCCTCCAATCCGATTACGCTGCACCCATATAGGTGCACAGAAGATGGGAGCCCCCCGCCAGGCCGTCGTAACCGGGGTAAGGCGTACCGCCATACACCTCTAGAGGGGCGGGATCCTTGTGATGAACCTTGATGCCGAAATAGTCATCCGGCGACATCCGCAGAATGATCACCCCACCGAGCACCGCTGACTCCATGTTGGTCACCGGCAGCATCGTGTTGAGCTGGTTGATGACCAAACCACCGACTCCGGTATCGGCCGGAAGGGCCGACGTTCCGAATCCGTAAGTCGCGGGAATCCAGGTAGTTCCCTCGTCTGTCGAACCCTCCAGCTCCCGGTAAATCTGCGCCGACTGCCAACCCACGCCGAATCCCAGCGTGGGCTCCCAGCGGACCCATCCGGTGATCAACCACCAGCCAGGCTGATTGAAGCGGAACTGCTTGTTGGTCCCATCCTTGAATGTGACCGAACTCGACCCGACCTGCTCCCAGCCCTCCAGGAAAGTCTCCGTATCAGACGGAATGTCCTGCGTTTCACCCAAAGTGAGGATCACGTACGGGCGTCCATCGCCAGAACCACCAGTGCCACCCACCTCGGCGGGCAGGTGGTTGAGGGGGACAACAGACTCGTTGTTCAGCGGGGCCACACCCAGTGCCGCACCGCGCGACCCGGTCGCCAAGTAAGTGCTCGACAGGTCAGGCATCTGACCGCCACCGACCTTGCCGCCCGAATCCAGAACCGGCACGCCGCCAGCAGTGTTCGTTACAAGCGAGCTGGTCGGGATCTTCCCTGAACTGTTCAGCTTCGGCACACCGTTGGCCACGTCCGTCTCCAGGTACGACGTGGCCAGCTTGGTCGAACTATTCAGCGGCGCAACACCACTCGCCGCACCCTTCTGTGACAGCGGGATCGCGTTCGTGGAGCCACCACCAAACCACTGGTCGAACCACGACTTGATCGCCGAAACCACCGAGTTCACGGGCGTCACGACCAGGCCGTCGAACACGTCACGGATCTGGTTCAGCGTCGTCTCCAGACCGCCGACCAGCGACTGCGGAATCGTACCGAGTACCGCGCCAGGGTTGGTCAACAGGTCACCGGCCAAGTCGGCAAGATACGACAACGCCTGCGCAGCGTCGTCCGCACCGTCGCGGGCCTTCTCCTGGATCCACGCAATCTCGTCCGACAGGTCGAAGATGCGCGCCAGCAGATCGCCAACCGGCGTGATGCCAAGGCTGTCGAGCAGCTGATCAACCAGGCTGCCCAGCCCGTTCCACAAAGTCGTCAGATCCTCAACCAGATCCTTCGTGAAGCTCTGCGGGATCTTCTCGGTCGACTTCAGGGTGACGTTGTCGTACTTGACACTGCCAGCGGTCGCATCGTCCGTGACGTGCAGCTCCACGGACACATAGGCCACACCCGACGACGGCACAGTGTAGGTGCCACTGATCGTGGTGCCCCAGCCGTTCGTGCCGGTCGAGTCACCCGACGCGCTCTGAACACTGGCGGCCATGACCGAGCCGCCCGACGCGGGAGTCTCCTCGTCCGCATACGGGATGATGTTGATCCGGATAGCGTCATCGCCGTCCGTCTCCAGGTCTTCCCACTTGACCTTGGATGCGACGGCCAGCTTCCAGCCGGGGGCCACCTTGATCAGCTCAGTGGCCATCACGATGTGGGTGCCGTCAGCCTCGGCCTTCGCGCAGCCCAGCGGAGTGGTGGCACCATCGGTGGCGTCGTGCACAAAACCCGAGCCCTCAACGATGGTCACCGGATCGTCAAACTCGCCCTCCAGCAGAAGGGTTGGCGTCTCAGCCGAGAGTAGACCGATAGGGATCACGCCCAGGATCGCCGCACTGATCCGCTGAATGGTCGAAACAAATGGATTGACAACGGTATTCACGAAAACCTGAGCCGCATCGCGCGGGTCAAAGTCCGGATCGAGGAAGTTGACACCCTCGAAGAACTGGCGCAGATGCAGGAAGAACGTACCCAGGTCGTCCTCGTCGCCATCCTCAATGCCCAGGATCAGCTCAACGAAGTCGCCAATCAGAGGGATGTGCTGGACCAGCGCCAGCAGCTCCTCCATGGTGAGCACGCCGTCAAAGTCGATGAACGGGAACATCTTCTCGACCAACGCCTTGATCGGCGCAACCACAATGCCGAGAGTCGCGTCCAGGCCCTCGAATACGCGATCCGAGAACTCCTTCAGCGTGGTGTTGTTGGACACACGCTGCTGAAGCATGTCCTTGATCGCACCTTCGGTGCGGGCCTGCAGAGCGCCGAGCCCCGCACCAACTACCGGGCCGTCCCAACCCTCGATGTCGTAGCCAGAAGGATCTGACCCAGTTGGGATGCCTCCCATAAGGTTTACTCCTCTGCTGGCTTGGTGCTTACGTACTTCATGAGCGTCATCAGACGCTTGATCTCGCCGTCGAACTGCTTTACGAGCTTGATGCGCTCCACGTCCGATCCGGCGTTGTGGATCTGCTGCAGCATCTCCGCATACTCGGGATGCTCCTTGCCGATGTACTCGAGAACCTCGGCCGCGCCCTCCTCGAGGGACATCTCCTGCGCCTCGGGCTTCTCGTTCACGATCTGCGCGATCTCAAACTGCCCGCCACCCACGGCCCACACCTCGGCAAGCTCTGGATGCCAACGCAGTCCGAGCTTCCACCACAATTCGGAGGTCGGCTCCCACGACTGCACGATGGCCATCGGCTGATTCGGGTTGTTGCCCGGCCGGGGATCCACCATCCCCACGCCGAGCACCCACGCCATTCCCTTCGGATGATTCGGGTCAGGCGGATGAACATTCAACGGTGGCATATCTGCTCCTTAACCACTACATTCCATTATCTCATAGAACATAGGTCAGCTAATTAGCTGACGAGGTGGACGCCGATGTTCTGCAGAATGTCCCGAATCTTCTTCGTCAAGCGGGCCAAGCGTTCTCCAACGCTCATCGCCGCCTTGTTCTGTCCGATTTTCACCTGAACACTTAGCGGTGATCCGTTGCCGTGGTCCCACGACGGGATGATCTCCTCGCACTGGGCGACGAAGATCAGATCGTTGTAGCCACGCGACGTGGAGCCGATGCGCGAACCGATCTGGAAGTGAGCACCAGGGATGATCCACGAGTTGCCGTGCAGCGACAGGGTGTGGCTGGTCTCCGACTTCGACGCCAGGAAGCCACCACGCAGAGCGGCCAGCGCCGACAGGCTCCAGCTGTTGTTCTCCGCGCCCTGCTGGTACAGCTCCCACAGGTGAACCCATCCCAGGTTGCGGGCCCGAGCGGTGTTCTTCCACTCCAGCCACGCAGCGATGGTGCCCTGCAGGAACGGCATGATCACATCTGCCGCAATAGTTCCCGCCGAAGAGAATCCACCGAGCAGGAAATACCCGAGAATATTTCCGGTGGTCTCAATGATGAGTCGGGCAATTGCATCTGCGGCCGGATTGTCTCCACCCACAACCACGCTGACTGCCGTGGCGGGACTCCACGTCATTTCCGCCGTGTCGATTGGTGACCAACTACTATCCCGAATCACCAACCACGGCTGCTGGGCTAGCGTTCCTAGCCAGCCCTTGCTGTAGTACTCGTCAGGCGAGTAGGACTCATCGTCGGTCAGCAGCTGACCGGTGTCCTCAATAAACCCGCCGATGTACTGCACAACCGAGCGCACCATGCCGTCCACGATGGTGCCGCCCAGGAACGTGCCGCCCAGCAGAGTGTTGTAGTAGCCACTGTCGTCAGCGATTTCGAACACCAGCGCACCATTGGCAGGCCGATCCACGAACAGCAGGCCAGTCTCCGTCTCGCCCTCGTCGGTGAAGACGCGACGCCAGCGGATCGTCAGCTGCGCATCCTCCAGGGCATCCGCCAGAACCGAATCGATTGGGTTCATGCGGGTTCCGAGAACTGTCCACAGCGACGAGTCGTCCAGTGGCAGCGGGTTGCACTTGATGTGAACCTGCCAGTTCTTCCACTCGGTTGGCGATAGCGCCAGCCACTGGCTAAGATCGAAGGGATCGTCAGGCAGTTGCCACAGGTTGCCTTCCTTGCGAATCAGGTTGAGCAGCACCATGATTGAGCATGCCCACTTCGCAGGCCCCAGGATTGGCAGCACTCGAGGCCACTGGAAGGCCGGAATCGGAAGCGCAGGATTCGGAGGCCCGAGCAGGAACTGCAGGAACTGCAGATCGTCGTTGAACGTCAGCTCCATGTAGTACATGCCGTCACGCTGCTTCTTCGCAACGTGATGCAGCAGACCAGTCCAGCGCAGCTTCCCGCCGAAGAAGTCAACACGGATGATGACGTTCTTCTTCTCATGCGGATCTTCCGGAATGGCACGCATCCACTCCGAGATGTAGTGATCGAAACGCAGCTCCAGCACACCCTGCGCCGACACGTTCTTCTTGAACGGGAACGACGCACGGATCGTGTCCTGGTACGCGACGCGGCCGTAATACTCCAGACCCGAACCCTCAGAAGGGTTGCGGTAGAACGTGATCATCGGCTTCGCCATGCGCATCCACGTCAGCTCATCGCGCCAACTGGACACGGCCTTGTCGATGTCGTTCAGCTCAGACAGTCGGTCCAAAACCGGTGCGGTCATCAGATTGCTCCTACTGGCCGACTCCACGGCCGGGTGTACCACTTGGGCACCTCCAGACGCATCGCGAAACCGTTCGCCGCGCTCCGGACCTGAACCGGGATACGGCTGTAGGTGCCACCCGCAATTGGGTAGAGAAGATCCTTGCCCTTCCAGAGGCCCTGGAGGTGGATCCGATTGGCTGCCAACAGAGTTTGCACACGGGGATCCGAATCCGCCACGCACCCAGCACCCTTCGGCAGGTAAGGCAGCTCAACGGTGCGGCCCGCGTCGGTGATGCCACGCCCGTATTCCTGGTTGCCCCACGAGAAGTCAGGCAGACGCCAGCGAGCCTGATCGGTGAGCGTCCACTTCGGCCACACCGGCACATCGCAATCGACGTTCAGCTTGAACGAATTGCGGCCGGTCATGCCCTCGCCAGACCACTCGTAGAAGTCCGAAGGGCCAACGAAGAACGGCAGCTCAGCCGCCAGCGTCATCACCACAGTGCTGCACGCGTACAGGGCGGGATCCTTACCCTCCCAGTCGCCAGAGTCGTAGGCCTGCGGCTCCTCTAGCAGACGAACCTTCAGATCCCGGTAGCCGTCCGTGGTGGTGAAACGGATCGTCGCTTCCTGCACATAGTCGAACGCGAACCGCCACCGCGAATCGATGGTGCGCCAAGTCTCAGGATGTCCGTCGTCGGCGAAGATGTTCACCGTGAACACGACATCTCGTCGCTCCCAGCGGAAGTCGACAAAGGTCTGACCGTACGCGCCTGGAAGCCAGAGCGACTTCACAGGCGCGTCGATCATTCCTTTGAGCTTGGGCATCAGCTCGACGCCCTGCTGCCCCTTGCCGGGGCCCGAGATGCAGAAGTACTCACCATGAACGCCGAAGATCTCGATCTTCGCCGTGTAGTCATGATCGTCCATTAGCCGTACTTCCCGATGAATGGCATTGCCGCCTGGGCATCCGAGACCGCCTGGACACGCTTGAACTCATCCAGGTTGGTGATGTGGTACTGCCGGTTGTCGACCCGCTGCACGACCGGAGGAACCCCGGTCTGCTGAGGCTGACGCTGAGGCAGCATCGGAACGCCCGAAGCGCTTGCCGTCGAACCATTGGTTGCAGTCCCCACCGCCAGCGAGGACAGGATGTTGACAGCGCCGTTGATGACCTGACCGCCGATAGCCGCAGCGGCCTGCGCACCCTGCGCCGCCATGCCAGCGGCCTGCCCAGCGCCAGGGGCCACCGCGCCACCAGCCGCGCCAGCCGCACCGATGGCCGAGCCGATCAGCCCGCCAACCGTGCTCGCCGCGCCCGAGATGGCACCCGACAGGGCAGGGTTGTTGTGGTCATTCGACACAGGCGCAGCGCCCAGCACCGAACGCGGATCACCCGCCTGCGGCGCATTCGCACCAGGCTGAGGCAGACCGCCACCGATGCCCGCCATCGCATCCGCAACACCGGGGAGGGCACCAGGGTCGGGAGCGGGAGCAGTCGCCCCCGGTCCTGGTGCACCTCCGGTCGATGGGCCAGCTGCCGCAGGAGGCGTCAGCGGACCAGGCATTGGGAGCGGGCCAGGAGTCTGGCCAGGCTGCTGAGGATCCAGCAGAGGCCAGCCACCCTCGGCGAAGCCACGGATAGCCTCGCGCGGAATCGCCTTGGCATTCAGCGCATCAAACAGCGCAGGACCGTAGTAGCGAGTCGCATCCGCGTTGGTGCGGAACTCGCCGTTCGACAGCCACGCCAGGCCACGCGGGTAACCACCCGACTTGAAGCCCTGGCCGCGACCAATCTGAACCGGCCCACCGTCAGGGCCAATGCCGCCGTCGTACTTCGGGCTCGTGCACAGGTAGTCGATAGCCGCCGCGATCTGCGCCGCAGGATCATTGATCGTGCCGCCCAGAATGTTGTGAGCATCGAACGTCGCAGGCAGGAAGTTCAGCAGGCCCTTGACGGTCTGCTTGCCGCCCTTGCCATCCGAGTCATTCGCGTTGATGGAGAACGGATCTCCACCCGACTCGGTGTCAATCTGCTTGACGAGAGCGTCTTCCCACTTCTGCAGCTCAGTGATGCCGTAGTTAGCGGCAACCATCTGCAGCACCTGACGAACCAGAGGACGGTAAGTGTTGCCGCCCTTCTTGCCCGGTGCGCTGAACGCGGGGTTGAAGCCACCCAGAGCGGACTGCAGATCCGAGCCGATACCAGGGATGCCCTGGCCCCACTGCTCCAGTGCGACACCGGCCACGTCGGCACCGTTGCCGCCCGACTCGTCATCCGAATCTGGATCGAAGCTCAGGAACTCGTTCGCAATGTCCTGGCCAGGCTTGATGATGGCACCGAAGTTGATGCCGGTGATGCCCGACAGGAAATCGGAACCGATACCCAGCAGCGAGCTACCAACAGCGCTCGCCTGACCGCCCAGGAAGTTGAAGACGTTCTGCGGATCCAGCGCCTCGGCGTAGCGGGCCTCGAAGTCGAACAGCTTCTCCCACTTGGCCTTCATCGCCTCCAGCGGAGTGAGCTTCGGCTCATTCGAGCCACCCGGCATGAGCGACGAGATCCCGTACGGATCAACACCGCCCAGCAGGAAGCCCAGCTCCTCAGGCAGAGGAATCGACACACTCTGGCGCGTGTGGACGTGATTGCGATGATCCGCCCAGTCGTCGCGGTAGTAGTCGTCAATCGACTGGTTCTCGCCACGGTCACCGGGATCCACGCCGACACGCACGCCGGTCTCTGGGTTCTCCCAGATGACCTGCTCCAGTCCAGGAACCGACTTCACATAGTCAGCGAAGGCCTGCATGTTGGCCACAGGGCCCGACCAGTCGATGCCCTTGTTGAGGCCGTCCTTCTCCTGGTGGTCCTTGTAGGTCGACGCCTGCAGTCCAAAACGCTCAGCCAGCGCGTACACCCACGTCGGGAATCCGTCAGCGCCATAATCGATGGCGGTCCCAGCCTTCAGCCCGTACGGAGTGCGGGTAGGAACCTGAACAGTTCCCGGCAGGAACCCGGCACGCAGACCGTGCGTCAGAGGGTTCGACGTGCTCGTGGCGCTCGACGTGCTTGGCGTCGACGCGCTAGAAGCGGTCGCAGGAGCCGCTGAGACAGTCGTAGGCGTGCTAAACGTCTCCACCGGGGTAGTGACAGCCGGAGGGGCCATTGGGGCCGGAGGAGGCGGCACAGAGGCCGCAACCGACGACGGTGCAGGGATGCCACCGACATTCGCAGGACCAGGCGCAGGCGCAGGCGACGGAATCGCAGGCGTCAACGGCGACTGAGGCAGCATCGGCCAACCGCCAACCGAGAAGCGCGGCAGCGCCTTCCGGTTCAACGCATTGAACAGATCCTCGCCGTAGTAACGCACCGCCTCCGCACGAGCAATGTGCTCGCCCTTCGACACGCGAGCCAGGATCGAATCCGAAGTCGGACCACCAGGGCCACGAACCATTCCACCGTCACGGAACTGAGGCAGCCCCTTGATCAGATGGTTAGCAGTCGCCTCAGGAGTCAGCTCCAGCTGATACGTGCGGCCATCCGGCTTCACCCAGCCAGGACCGTCGATCAGACCCTGCTCAACCCACGCATCAATCGTGGCCGCGTCGGGGATCTGGTTCAGCGTCAGGATGCCCTGACCAGTCTGACCCGCAACGATCTGACCATCCGGCGAGAACGCCGCAAACGGGCCAGGGTTGGCAGGATTCAGCGTGAACGAACCACGAGCAGCCTTCGCACGCTCAGCAATCGCCGCAGCACCCTGACGGGTCGCATCAGCCTGAGTCTGGATCGCATAGCCCGCCAGCAGCGGATCCTTGTTGCCGACCGAGTTCCAAATCTCGGCCAGGTCAGGCAGATCCACATGCTGGCCCGCCATCTCCTGGATCTGCTCGATCCGCTCGGTGACGTTCTTGAAGGTCTCAGCCTTCTCCTGGTCACCCAGGGCAGCCAGCACCAGGAACTCCGGAGTGATCTCCGTGCCCTTGAAGTAGCTCTCGGCACGCTTGAACGCATCCGAGTTGACGATCTGCTCCTGCGCCTGCTTACGGATCGGAGCCATGATCTGCTCCAGCAGACCATCCTGCGTAGCGTCCGTAGCCGCCAAAGTCGCAGCAGTAGTGTCGATTCCGAGACGCTGCATCGCAGCAATCGAGTTCGCAGGACCGCCGTGCTTATCATCAAAGACGCCAGGAACGTTGACGCCCTGGAAGTTCTCAGCCGTCTTGTCGATGGCCTGGTTCGTCGCCGCACCAGTCACCTGATCCAGCGCGCTGACCACACCACGCAGCGCGTTCGCCTGCTTATCGGCCGCAGTAGCCGCCGCCTCGTGAGCCTCGCCCAGCTTCTTCACCGTCGAAGTCACCAGCAGCAGGCCAGCCATCAGCAGGGCACCAGGTGCCAGCGCACCACCCAGCGCACCCAGGCGACCCAGCAGGCCAATACCCGCACCGCCAGGCTTGCCAACCTTGTCGGCCGCACCGCCCACCTCGGTGCCGAACGTCTTGATCTGCGACGAAGCAGTGCCAGCAGTCGACACCACACCGTTCAGGGCAGGCGGAACCTTGTCCGTAACCTGAAGCAGCGCAGGGAAACGACTATTCGCCAGAGTGCGAGTCTCACGGCTCACGCCAGCCAGCTGAGTGGACGACGCACGAGCAGTGTCGACCATGCCGTTCAGCGGAGGAGTAACACCCGAAACAGCCTGAGTCAGCGCAGGGAAACGCTGATTCGCAGTGCGGACCTCACGGTTGAGATCCGCAGTCGACAGGTAAGCAGCCTTGGTGATGTCACCCGCACGCTTGATGCCAGTGCCAGCGTCAATCGCCTGCTTACCCAGAGCCGACACAGGCGGGCCAGCAGCACGCGACTCGCGCGCCAGCTTGTTGACATAGTCAGGGGTGAGCTGCGGGCCCTGCATCGCGCCGAGCTTCGGAGCCTTGAACTCGGTCGGCCCACGGCTCGTGAAGTGCGGCGGCAGAGCTGGCCCCTGCATCGGCCCCAGGGCCGGTGCCTTGTACTCGCCGTTGCCGTAACGGCGAATGGTCTCGCCCTTAGGCACATCGCGCAGAGGGCCCTGCCAGAAGTACCCGGCACGGGTCTGCTGCGTCGGCTGAATAGGCGCACCACCACGCCACCCGGGCAGGTTCGCACCCTGCATCGCCGCGTCGTAGCGACGGCTGACGTACGGCATCGGCTGGTTGAAGCGGTCGCGGATCCGAACAACGTTCTCCGCGTTACGCAGACGCTGCCACAGCGGAGTGGTCGAGCCGCCGATACCGGCACGCTGCGCATCAGCACGCCACTTCGCCTCCAGCGCCTTGGCGTTGCGCATCTCAGCCAGACGGCCATACAGCGCAGGATTAATCGGGCCAGTCGGACCAACCGAACCACTCGGCTTGCCACGCTCGGCCTGCTGCGCCCACTGCGCCTGCAGCGCAAGAGCACTCGCCACCTGCTGGACTGCACCACGATCCGAGCCCAGCCCCTTACGCGCAGTCTCACGAGAGATGTACGCGGTATTCGCCGCTGCCAAACGCTCCTGCAGAGGAGTGGACGACAGGCCAATACCGGCCGCAGCACGACGAGCCTTCTCATCCGCACGGCTAGTCACCAGAGCCGTATTCGCAGCGTTCTGCACCGAAGCCACGGCCGGTGGAGCCATAGGCGTGCTCGCCATCCGCTCCATCTCGGTACGGAGCTGCACCACCTTGCTCTTGGCAGCATCAATCTTGCTGCCCATCACGTCATAACGCGAACCAGTCGTCGCAACCGACGTGTTCAGGTTCGACTGAAGCTTCGACAGCTCCCCGACGTTGCCCTTAGCCTTCTGCAGCTGACCACGAGTCCACTGCAGGTACGAGTTATTGCGCAGCCACGAAGGCGAGTTCGCGCTCGTAGCCGCCTTCTCGATGACGGTGTTGTAGTTCTTCCACGCCGTGGTCAGACCGTTGACGATTGGCGTCGCAGTCCGAACCAGCAGGTAGGTGCCCAGGAACACCTTCAGCAGGCCCGTGTTCTCTTCGATCCACGCAGCCGTCTTCGCCAGCGCGCCAACAGTATCCAGCAGGACAACCGACCACTCGCGGGCAGTGTCAACAACGTCCTTGATGAACGGACGCATCTTGCTGAACGCCTCACGCAGGTCGTTCATGAACTCGCGAGCACGGTCAAAGTACTCGGCCAGCTTGTTCTTGCCGTCAGTCGACTTCAGGAACTCGGCCCACTTGCGCGTCAGCTTCTCCAGCGTGCCGACAAAACCAGTCTCATCGCCGCCAGCCTCACGGAACGCATCCGACACCGACGAGATGATCGACATGATGTTCGACGCCGCATTGCCCAGATCGGTCAGCGTCTTGAGGCCATTGTCGATCCACTTATCCAGCGAACCGTCCTCGGAGATGCGCTTCGTCCAGTCATCGAAACGCGTGAAGACCTTCTCAGCCGCCTCGCCCAGGCGCGGCAGGTAATCCGAGCCCTCCTTCGTCAGACGCAGAACACCCTCAATCAGAGGGTTCATCGCCTTCGAGAAGTTCTTCAGACCACCCTCGGTGTTACCGAAGATGCGCGCCAGCAGCCCCTGGGAGGTATCCCCACCCAGCGACTCAGCAACAGTCTTGAAGTTGGCGTTCAGACCCGACGCCACACGGGAAAGGCCAATCTCGAGACCAGGTAGCGCCTTCTGTCCCAGATTGGTGATCGAACGATCCAGCCCATCCCACAGGTTGTTCTGGACCGTCAGGGTCAGGCTCTTCCACTGACCCTCGAAAGCGAGGACGGCCTCCACGGCCTTGCGGGCCTCAGGGGCGAGCGCGGCCAACTTCTCCGCGTAGTCATTCCCCTTGCCCTGCTTCTGATTCAGCTGATCAGTAGCCTCGGCAATACGGTCCAGCGCATCCACCACGCGGTCAGCGCCAGCCACACCCTTGGCGTTCGCCTCCGCAGTGTCCTGCATGGTGCGGTTCGCACGCGTTTGCACGTCCTGCAGATGCTCAATCGACATCGCCAGGTCGAGCTGGTCGCGGCGCAGCTCGTTGATGGACTTCTGCCCACCCTTGCGCAGCTTGTCAGCAGCCTCCTGCACCGACAGCACCGCGTCAGCAATGTTCAGGCTCGAACGACGGTTCTCCGCGTTGAGATCCTGGATCTCACGCACCGTGTCACGAACGGCCGAACGGTAATTGCGGTACGACCGCTGGATGTCACGGTTCGCCGACTCAATGTCACGCGCATTCTGGGCAGCGTTCTTCTGCTGCTCACCGAACGCACGGAAAGCGTCCCCAACGCCACGTAGGCCCACAGCCAGGGCACCGATAGACGCCAGAGCGCCACCAGCAATACCCGGCAGGGCCAGCAGGGACTTCGCCAGGCCATCGACACCAGCCGCAGCGCTACCAGCCGCATAGGCCAGCGCAGGCAGAGCATCGAGACCAATGATCTTGACGTTCAGGCGCATAGCACGCTGCAGCGCCGAACGCTTGAAGATGTGCTCAACGGTGGTCAGCTCACGACGGAACGCCGCGAAGCTCGCACGACTCTCCGAAAAGTCGGCCTTCACCGGAACATTGATGGCGTTCAGCCGCTCCTTAGCGCGCCACGCCTTCATCTGAGCTTCGGCCTTCTTGAAGGCAGGGTCGATCTGCACTTCAAGAGGGTCGAAGGTCATCGCCTTGAGACGACGATCCGCCTCAGGCTTAAATCCCCGAAGAGTGGGGACAATACGGATCGCAGCCTCGCCCACAAGGGCCTTGGCCATATTTAATCCTTAGCTGTCTTCTTCGCCTTCTTCGCCCGCTTCTCCGCGAGGGCCTTCGCACGATCCTGTGCGGCCGACACGGAGTTCTGGATCCGGAGCACCTTGCGCTGAGTGCGCAACTCCAAACCAGGAATGACGGGACGCGGAAGCTGTTGTCCGGACGCCAAATAGATCCCCGTCTTAATCAACGAAACAAGCTCCGTGTGACCAAAAATGCGGGGACGCTTCGAACCATCGTCAGAGTCCTTCGAAGACCCCATCCATTCAATAGTTTCTGGGTCGAGGAGGACAGCTTCATTGGTGAGAGACCCCGGCATGTTCATCAGGGTCTCGAAGAATCCGAGTAGCTCTTCCAGTGGTCGCTTACGCTGCCACCAGGAGGAGCCGTCAGCCTTGTAGCCGACGTGCTCCCACTGGAAGTACTCGTGTGCAGAGAAATGGAGAATGTGCTGGCAGTCCCAGCAGATCGCGGACCAGTAACGGTCAACGATCCGAATCACCCTTTTAGGGCGTCATCCCCCGCCGTCCCGAACATGTGCTTCAGGTAGAGAACGTTGAAGTTCTCCCAGATGTGCTGGGGCAGCGGGTCAAAGAGTTCGTGTACGGCGTCATACAGATCGCCAAACAGGGCACGCTCACCCTCCTCGACAGTCTTGGCTGCGCGCCAAGCGTCGATCTGGGCCTTCGTTGGCTCATGGAACGTCAGTCCCTTGAACGTCAGCGGCGGAATGTGGTTCTCAGTCTGGAGCTTCGCCCAAACCTCGTCAACCTCGGCCACCGCCGCGTTCACAGCCTCGTTCTCGTCAGCGTTGGTGCTCTTACGTGCCGCCATGTGATTCTGCTCCTTATCGTTTGGCGTTGTTACCTGGAAACCCCAGCCCCACAACCAAAGTCATGGGGCCGGGGCCAAGTGAGATGGATCAGACGGAAACGGTGATGCTCACGGTCTTGGTCTTGCCGCCGTAGGTGACGGTCACGGTCGCGCTACCAGTCGCCAGGCCAGTGACCTCGCCGGTCTTCGAGACCGAGACCTTGTCAGGCCCGGTGGTCACCGCGTACTTGGCGATGGGCGTGTAGTTGATGCCGTTCGAGCCGGTCACGGTGATCTGCGTGTCCTCGCCCACCTCGATGGAGGCGTCCGCAGCCTCAGCCTCGATGGAGGTCACCGGGGCAACGAAGCCGGTCTTGTCGACCAGGCGCAGCCAGCCTGGGCCGCACCAACCCTGCAGGACCGCGAACCCGAGATCCGAGTCCTTGAAGGCCTGGAAGGTCATGTTGTACGACACAGAGCCGTCGTCCTGCGAGGTCTGCGTGTCGACGTTGACCAGCTTGACGCGAGGCATGATGTAGTAGGCGTTCAGAACCTCGCCGTTCACGTCATCCTCGGTCACCAGGTAGGCGCGGTAGAAGACGTTCTTCGGCAGCGACGGAGCCTTCAGCGTCACGCCACCGTGAGCCGAGACCTCCAGGTTGCTGTCATCGAAGACGGTTCCCCAGAACTTCTCCAGCACAACCTTGTTGGTCTCCAGGAAGTTCGCCTGGAACTGCACGACGCGGCGCGAGATGATGGTACGAACCGGCTCGGCGTCGCCGTAGCCGTCGATGTCCGTCGAGTCGATCTCGTGGGTCAGCGCGACGCCAGCCTGCTTCTCGATGACGCCCGCCGACTCGGCGGTCACCGGCACGACCAGCTCGCCGGTTACGGTGTCCTCGAGAGTCTCGACAGCTTCGTTGTCCATGCTGTCGAACAGGATCGCGAAGTGGAGGTGGGCGCGTACCAGCTCGTTGTGAGCGTCGCGAATGGTCTCAAAATCAGCCATTGGTAATGAATCCTCTTGTTACGGAAGAGCGTTCAGAATCTTCCGGTAGTTGGGTAGGTCGAACGGCTCGCGGATGCCGATCTTGAATGTGACTGGAATGAACTTTTCGTCCACCAACCGTTCAGGAACGAGCTGCGGACCCTGCCACTCTTCGGAGCTGTGCATGGAAGTCGTCTCGCCGTCAGGCAATTCGACCGGAAAACCAACGCAGACATCGTGATCCAACATGCGGCGCACGAAGTCGATCAGCTTCCAAGACTCATAACGAGTCGGTGTGATAGCGGCGATCTGGACCAGAGCCTCGTCCCGTCGCAGAGACGGATCGAAACGACCTGGCTGACGCCAAATCCGCAGAGTAGGCTGCGTGCCTCCAACCTTCTCGCCAGGACTCAGCACGTAATGCCCCTGGGGCAACCACGTACAGAGGAACACCCTGTCACCGAGAAGTCGCCGGAAGTAGCTCATAACAAGCTCTTCCGCATCTACGAAACCACCCTCGTACCACTCGGGCAGCTCAAGCATGTCGGACAATGACGGTCCTTAGATACGCGCGGGAAGCTCCGCGTACAGAGCGGCTCGCAGATCACCGGAGCCCTCGTAAGTCGAATTGTTCTGGCCATCAGCGGGACTGTGTCGACCAAACTCGTCAGCCATCGCGTACTCGACGCCGACCGTGATCTCACCAACGTGGCGGTCGTTCTTGTAGCCACCGATGAACACAGACGCCCGAACCGCACCGGCCAGACTGGTCGGATCACTCGGATCCGAACGCCCCGACACGCGTGCGATGTAGTTCGTAGCAACACGTTCCGTGTAGCTCGCCACCAGCATCTCAACGTCGGTCGAGAGCAAAATCTCTGACAGAGCCGGGTTCGGCTCCTGGTAGAAGTAGGCAATCCCGCCATACAGATTAGGCTCAAGGACAGCGCGGCTGCGGTTAGTCAACAGTGCCCTCGACTCGAACCCAGTGATACTCAGGCTTGGTGCCAGACAGGGAGTTCGAGTAATCCCACATCGGAGCCGACACGACCTTGTACAGGACGCCGTCGATGAGGATCCGGTCCCCGAACTTCACCTTGATCGCGTTCTTGTTTGGAATCCCGATCTGGCTCTCAGTGCTCGAATACTCGCCACGGGCCAGAGCTGGGCTGGCACTCAGGCCACCCATGATGATTCCCTTGACCTCGCCAAGCTCAGTCCCATTCGCACCAACGCGAATGACGTTGCCCTGCGCGTCAATAGCGTCACCGTGTGCATTGCGCTGCGGCGTCCGGTAAACCTTCCCCGTACGTCCACCGCGAATCACAGGTGCTCGCTCTCCTCCCAGCCGGGATCGCCGGGATTGAAGTATGGAAGCGGCTTAGAGCCGTTGCCCATGCCGATGTACCCGAGAGCGAACACAGGATCGTCTCGATACGTGGAGACTGAGAACAGTCCCCCTCCAGGGCGGAAACGCTTCAGAACCTTCTCCTCGGCCTCCGTGAAGAAGCCGGGAGCGTACTGCTGGTTGTGGTAGGTCGAGGACTCAGGGCCCTTGACCTCGTAGATGACGCGTCGTGGATTCTCGAACTCACGGCGCGCGGCACCGAGAATGATGCCGCGCACCGTGATCGGAAAATCAGGAGCGTCTCGATTGGGCCAAAGCTTGCCTGCAATCTGCCGAGCCCACCCGCTGCCTACGCGGAGGATGAACTCTGCACGGGCAACGTCCTCCGCATCGAAGGACGCGCCCATCCAGGTGGAAAGCTCAGCGACAGTGGCGAGCTGGTCGGCATGATCTGCCACTGAGCTACTCCGATCAAGCAGTAACGGTGATGGTCTTCTTGACAGTCAGGCCGTCGACCACCGCAGTGATCTCCGACGTACCCGCCGCGACACCAGTCACGACACCGTTGGCGTCGATGGTGGCCTTGGCAGTGGTGCCCGAAGTCCAAGTCACCAGAGGATCCCCGGCACGGTTGTCACCGTTCGAGTCCTCCAGGGCCAGGGCCAGCTTCTCGCCCGCCTTGACGGTCTCGCCCTCGATCTCGGCGTCGGTCGCCTTCAGGTGGATGCGGGTACCGCGCACGAAGCGAGGCTCGTCATCCAGGTTGGCGGTCACCGGATCCAGAACGGCCTTCACGCCGATCCAGGTGTCCACGATGGAACGCTCAGTGGTCGAGGTGGCGTCGTAGTCACCCAGCCAGCGGAGCTGCACACCGTTCTCGGTGGCCACAGTCGAAGTGGCGACGGTGTTGGTCATCGGACGACCCGGCGAACGGGTCAGCATCGCGTAGGCGGTCGGGTGCGACAGGTACGCATCGCCGTGAGGCAGCGTGTCCACAGTCACCACGTCGTACTGGGCCAGACGGCCGATACGGGCGGTCTGCAGGCGGCTTGCGCCAGCCTCACCGGCCGAGTCGTAGCGGATGAAGCGGTCGTCCAGGAGGAGCGCCTCTTCCACGGCCGAGCCGACCAGCAGAACGCGGCCGTCCTTCGGCACCTTCTGCTCGTTGAGCCAGCGGCGGTTCGACACGACGCCGTTCCAGATCTCGTCCTCGTCCACGAGCGAGACCTTCTCGTACGGAGCCTTGGTGATGAGGTACGACACCGCGTCCTCGATCTGCTCCGCAACGGCGCGGACCTGGCGAGGCAGCACGTCGACGGCGAACGAACGCACATCCAGCTCCCGCTCCTCGTCCGTGAGGTCGATGCGGTTGTAGATGACATCCGTCAGCTTGATGTCGACAGTGACCTCAGTCAGGTCACTCGCCACCATGTTTCGGTCAGCGCCGGTCGCGCGGAGACCACGCGTGTGGGCGATGGTCGGAACCGGGATGCGGATCGTGATGGTGTCGTTGAACTTGTGGGCAACATCGCCGTAGCCGTTCTTGAACACGAAGTTCGGCAGGACCAGCTCATGCTGCAGCTGTCCGAGAATGCTGGCGATGATTACCGGAGGCTTGATAAAGGCGTTGGCCATCGGTTAGATCAATCCTTTGGGTTAGTTTCGGTTGCGAGACCCGCTCAGGCGAAACGGATTCCGCCGTTTGCACGGGTCTTTGCGGTCTCTTCGAGGATCGCGGCGATCAGAGCCTCGTCCGACTCATCCCCGTTTCCGCCACCACCGTTGCCACGCCCAGTGCCTCCGTCCTCATCGGCATCATCTGCCTTGGGAACCTTGGTCTTTGGGGTACGCTTTCCGGCGTTCAAACCGCCCTCACTCAGGGCGTTGAGTAGTTCCTCGGCGCTCGCACGGATCGAATCCGCGTCGCCGTCGGTATTGACGAACTTGGCGAACTTGGGATCTACACCCACCTCAGCCAAGACTTCGTTCACAAGCTGCTGGCGCTCGACGGTCTGCTTGTACTCCAGGAGTTCGGCGATCTGCTGATCCTTCTCAGCCTCGCGGGCCTGGCGCTTCTCGTCCTCGGTCATCGCAGCCTCTTCGAAAGGCTTCAGCCGAGCAACTTCTGCCTCAAGTGTAGCACGCATTTGCTCGAGGGGGTCGATCTGGGTCTTCTTGACCCGCGAAAGACGCTTTGTCACCAGGTTATTGGCCCACGTCTCGGCCTCTTCCTGGGTCTCAAACTTCCACCAAGCGTTTGCTGAAGGAGGGGTGATGTCACCTGCGTCGAGGCTGTCCTCGCCGCCGCTCGGGTCACCCGCAGTGAGGTCGGCAGGGTCTCCAGCGGGAGCGCCAGCTGCCGGGGTGTCGCCATTGGTGGTAGTCGAGTTGGGCATGATTTCTCTTCTCTCCAAGCAGTTATCGGCCGCTTGTGACGCCGCCTGGCTTAGGACGCCAGTTGTGACAGTTGGGCATTCGCCCACTCGCGCTGAGGCGAGAGAGGATCGGGCAGGGCCTCGATCCGGTCTTCCAGTTCCCGTCGAATGTCGGTGAGATCGGCGGGCTTACGCTGGAAGGGGCGGTACTGGTCGCGGAACTTGCGAAGCTTCTCGCGGTTGGACAGCCAGTACCATTCGCGGGAGACGGCCTCCCACTGGTCGAAGTAGAACTGCGCCTCTTCGTCGCGCTTCGCCTCGAAACGTGTTCGGGCATAGCTGGTTTCGTTCGCGTACACCGGACGGAGCTGGCAGCGGCAATGGTTGTGAACCTTCGCCGCATTCGAGTACCCCTCAGGCAACTCGGGGCCATCCTTCGGGGCCTCGAACTCGTGATCAGCCTTCGTCAGAGTGCCGTCAAACCGAGTGCGGCCACCCTTGGTGAACGAGTCCTTCGCGAACACTGCGCCACGGCTAGCGAGCAGAGCGCAGTACCAGCAAGGGTTTCCGTCAGTCACGCGGGCATAGCCCACGATCTTGCGGTCAAACTTGACGACACGGCCGGTCGCATTGCGGCCACCGTTCATCGCCTGGCGGATCGCTGCACCCGAGCTGTTCGACAGCCCGCTGTACATCGCCTCGTCCTCAGGTGCAGGCATCAACGCCTTCACCTTCGAGTTCCCGCTGATGACTAGCGACAGGGCGGCGTCATCGCGAGGGAACGGATCAAATGTGACGGGCTCCAGATCCTCGGCATCCACATCGTCCAAAACCGGGACAACGGCACGATTGCGGTCGCGGCGCACACGCCGACGCGGGACATGCACAGCATCGAACCGGGCAGCAGGGACATCTTCGGGCTGCTGCACATCCGGCAGCTCCATTGGCAGCGGATCCTCCAGCGCAAGGCTGGCGTACCGCACATCCTCCGCGAATACAGCGGCAACGCGCTGGGACTGCAGATACGCAGTTTCCACATGGGGCAGAACAGCTTCCACCCACAGCGGAGTCGTCTGATCCAGTTCCGTGAACGACTGAATCGCCCACAGGGGGTACAGCTTCAAAGCGAGCCATGCGGCAATCGCATCCTGATCTTCCGAATGTTTGATGGAGCGCCAAGCGATGTAGGCCTCAAGTGCGCCGAGCCCCTTCTGCTCCTGGGGCGCGGTCATTACTTCGTCGCCGTTCCGCGATCAGCGCCCGTCTTCGGATTCACCGGACGCTGGTTCTGGGTGCTGTTCGACCCACCCTTGGCATTACGGTTGCCGGGATTGCCGCCGCCAGGCTGCTGGGCCTTCACCTTGGCCTGCATCTCCAGCGCCTCCATGTTCACCGGAGGGGCCTTCGGGTCACCGGTCTTGCGATCCATGGCCAGATCAGTGGTCGTCTTGCCAACCACCTCGCGCAGGTAGTTCGACAGCGGATCGTCGTCCAGAGCGTGCTCACGCCAACCGTCGACCTCGGACTGCTCGACGCCGGGGATCTTGCTCCAGGCAGCCCACTTCGGCACACCGAGCTGGGTGACGATCTTGCCCCAGGCATCCGCGAACTGGGCCAGCGAACGGACCTCAACGTCCTGCCAAGTGATGCGGGCCATGAAGTCGTCAGCGTCATCCTCGCGGCCCTCGATCAGGGCAGCCAGACGCATCACCTGACCGTGCGACTCAGACATCACAGTCTGCTTCTCGAACAGGCGCTGGTAGGTCTGGCGACGTGCGCCGTCCAGGGCGTCGCCAGTCACATTGACCACCTGGCCGAACAGGTTCGGCGGCAGCTGCATCACGGCCGCAAACGTCTCCAGGTCAGCCTTGTACGCCTCGATGAAGCCACCCATCTGGGTCTCATCGAGCGTGCCAAACTTGGCCTGCACATCCGACGCAATGAGGATGTCCTCGTTACCAATTCGGATCTTGTCTTCCTGCACACCCTCAGGGGTGTCGGCCTGCTCCAGGCCAGTGGCCCAGCGGACCTTGAAGCTGTTGAAGTGCTGCACCATCAGGCGGTCGAACGCCGTCTTGTCGATACGGGCAGCCAGGTCGATGACCGGCTCCACATCGCCCCAGCAGCGACCACGGAGATCGATCTGGTTGACGTAGCGCACGAACGGCGGCACACCGTACGGAGTGGTCACCAGGTCGCCGACAGTGAACTTGCCGTCCTTGTAGGTAACCTTGTAGTAGTCACCCTTCGGCAGCCAGAACCGATAGTTGCCGTTTGGAAGACGCTCGAACCCGTACTTCGGGTACTCGTCCAGGTAGGCATCCTCGTACAGGGCGAAGAAGTCCATCGGGCTGACCGCACGCATCACGGCCATCGACTTCTTCTGAGGGCCCTGCTCGCCACCCTCCTCGACCGCACCGTCAGTGACGCGGACAAACGAGTAGCCGAAAATCATCGTGGCGCGGTTGATGGCCAGCTGCTGCATGCTCATCTTGTTGCGCAGCCACGACTCCCACGCAGCCTTGTAGTTCTCGGCGTCGCCTTCCTTGCGGTAGCCGTCCACGACCATCTGCTGGGCGAACGTCGAGATCGCCAACGGCAGCCACGCGGTACGCGCCATGCGCTGCAGCACCGCACGCTCCGTGTTGCGCTTCAGCGGACGCACCTCAGGCTGACGGCCGGTCCCCCAAAGCTCAAGGCGCTCAAGGCGCATGCGCTCCTGCTGGAACACCGGGTACAGCTTCTTGGTGATGTACTCGCTCAGGCCCTTGGTCGACAGGTTCGCCGCAGGGAACTCGAGAGTGGTGTTTGGCTCATCCGGCGCGTATACGTCGGACATGTAAAAGATGCTCACCAGATACGTCCTCCGCGAGGCTTTCCTTCGTACGGCTTCTTCTCCACGAAGGCCTCAGCTCGCTTCATGTTCAGGCCCCAGAGGGCGTAAGTGATGGCGCAAACGCCAGTGATGTCAACGGTTGTGTCGACGCGGGTCCAGCCCCAGCCGTTGTATTCGTCGTCGCCGTTCTTGTTGTTCGAAACCTTGCCGCCGATGTTGTACTTACGGGCACCGGACAGTCCATCTTCAATCGTTGAATCACCCAGGTGCACAAGGGATTTGTCTTCAACCGAGTCGTAGAGGAAGCCCGTCGAGGCCATGATTTCCTTCGACCCGAACGGGATCACCTCAATGTCGAGGGCCTCCAGCTCAGGGATCAAAGCGCCTGCACGAGCACCAGACTGGACACACACCGCCAGCGGCTCCTGGCCAGACTTCGCCAGACCCTTGTAGATCTGGTCAATCGCCTCCACGCACCAGGACACGCCCTTACCGGACGACTCGACCTCAACCTGCTTCTTGCCGTCAGCGGTATAGCCCGCCAACGCAATGGTGGACATCGACCGATCCGGTGCGGCATCCACAGCCAGGACGATGCGGCTCGTGATCTTCGAATCCGGCTGAGCCAGCTCACGCCACGCGTTCACATCGATAGGCGTCTTGACCGAGTTGTCATGCCACAGTCCCAGGCGCTCGCGGGCGAACTTCGCGTCCTCCATCGAGCCACGCTCAACGTTGGCGATGTACTCCTCATCGAGACGAATGCCCAACGCCGGATTGGCCTTGTACCACTGCTCAATCGAGTCCAGATCACAAGCCTGGTCACCACACCACTCGAACAGCGCAATACGCGGCTCATGAGCCAGGCCACGGTCACGGGCCCGAATCAGAACAGTCGAATCCTCGTCACCAGTCGAAGAGGTGTAGATAACCTGGGGGTTCTTCCGCGCCGACAGCGCAGGGATGAGAGCGGCGACCATGTCCGGATCGAGGTCGTACGCCTCGTCCAGGATGACCAGATCGCCAGAGAATCCACGGCCCTGGCCGGTCCCACGCGCCTTGTACAGAAGGCGGGAACCGTTCTTCAGGTGGATACCAACGCTGCCATTGCCCTTGGGCTTGGAAGCAACGTACTTGTCGAGAGCTGGGCAGTTCTCGATGATGTCGACCATGCGGAGGTAGGACTCATACGCAGTGTCGAACAGGTGCGCCGTGTGAATGATCAGGCGTGTTCCAAAGAGGAACAGGTGGACGATCTCCAGAGCCTCTGTGATCGCCGTCTTGCCGTTCTGCCGGGGAATCAGCAGCACCGCTTCCAGCGCAGCCCACTTGCGATCCTCACGCTCACCAACGAGGTCGCGTAGGATCAGCTTCTGCCACGGATCCAGGTGGTATCCAATGGCATCCAGGAATGCGATGGCCTTATCGCCGCGCGTACGAGCGTATGGCGGGCACCAGTAGTTCGGCGGGATCTGATTCCCGATCCGAGTTCCATTGGCGTCGAACCACACACCGTCTTCAGAGACAGTGCACGACGAATCACCGATTGCGACCTGCAAGGGCCCAACCGTCCTAACTGAAAAATCAATCCGGAGTGGAGAACTCGGCCATCAACTTCGCGATGGGGTCGTCCTCTACCGTTTCTGCCTCGGTCTTACCGAGTTTGAGTTGTGCCAGAAGCTGGCGAAGGGTGAGCCGCTGCTGGCGGATCTCACCCAGGATCGGGTTGACGACGAGATTGATCTCGGCAACGTCAACGCCTGAAATCTGAACTGCCTCAACGATTTCGTCTGACAGGCTCACCCACTGGGAGCTTCCAGCCCGCAGAGCGCCGCTGAGACGCTCAATGATGTCTGCCGTGCGGCAGGCTTCGGCCAGGATGTAATACCCAGCCGGGTCAAACGAGGTGGTCTCAGTTACCTTGTCCCACAGCTGCTGCCCCCAGGCGCGAAGGCCCTCGGGTGGCTGAATTGCGGACATGGTTGCTGATCTCCTTGTACCAGGACCAATGCGCGTCCTGTGTGCGCTCCCAGGCTCGAATGAGGATGCGAATCCGATAGTTCGGCTGCCGACCGGCTGCCTGAGCTTCGGCCGCGTCCTCGGCCTGTATCTGATACAGATGGGCTAGCTCTTGAACGTCCACCTGCAACATCTTCTGAACGTCCTCAAGTGAGAGCGTCTCCCAGATTGGGGGGCAATTCTCAAGGCGTGCCCAGTTGATCGATGGCGTGATCAAGAGAGGTACCTCCTGCCCCTAGTTTACCAGCAAATTCATTAGACGTACTTGATAAACGTCCTGTAATCACCCCTACGGCCGTCATAAAGTTGCCGCCATGACCGCAACCAACACCGCCCCACCGGGCACCCCTGGAAGGTTCAGGGCCGCGTGGGATCACTGGCTGTGCGCCAAGTGGGAGCCAGGCAAGCAGACCGAAGGCGTGAAGCCGCCAGAGGGTATGTCCTGGTTCGTGTTGCCGCCAAGGATGGACATCGAGTCCGACGAGATCCAGTGGTTCCCCACCGGCAAGAAGGCGATCCGGTACCTGATGGCCAAGAAGGACTACAAGGATCTCGTCCTGAATCCCATCGCGCAACAACTGAAGTCGCGCGGCGAAGTGAAGGAAGGTGCCTGATGGCCGTCAAGATGCACACCCTGGTCAACTTCACCCCAGAGCCCAGCCTCGCACTCGGCAGCAGCTACCGGCAGCGAGACGTGCGGTCCTACGGCGTCCTCGGCATGGCCCGCAACTTCCGCACCCGCTTCGCCAACGAGCTGAAGCGCTTGAACATGCCCCACGATGTCCGAATCCTGCGGACCACCATCCACGCCGACGGCACCGTCGAGACGGAATGGGTCGGATGAGCCAGCAGGTCAGCATCCTAGTCGAGTACCGGGACGGCAAGCCCCGCACCGCAATTGGGGCCCACCTGTGGACGCACGAGAAGACGCGGGCCTACACCCGCAAGGGTGCGGCCGAGAACTACCGCGACGAATGCCACCGAAGTGACCACTTCCGGCAGAAACGCGAACCAGACCGTCCTGTTCGGGATATCCGGATCCTCACCGTCACCATCCCCGACGAAGGGCCCCTGGGAGACGGTATGTGGCCCGATCTCCTGCCTGAAGTCTCGGTGGAGTGGGCATGAGCAAACCAACCAGCAAGACCGGCTCGTGGTTTGTCAAGTCGCCGTACGACCGGATGCCCGAAGTGCCCGAGAACTACTCGTTCGAGGTTACGCGAGTCCATGACACCGGCAGCGAGTACGACGTGATGGTTGTGATGCGTCGCGGCAGCTACCCCCTCGACTCGCGCTACTTCAGCGCACGAGACATGGCCGACGAGTGGGCATTCGCGTCGGCCGTCCGCTGCCTCGCCCACGACATGTGGAACAAGCAGGCCCACGACGACGACATCAAGACCTGGATCAAGGAGAAAGTATGGGAAACCTGAAGTGGCACAACGTCTCTAAGGACAACCCAGGTTTCAGCGTCTACCACGCCTCCCCCACGCGTAACCCCGATGTGCTCTACGTCATTCGCCAAAAGCGCAAGACCGAAGAGTTCACACCAGTCGGCTGGCGACTCTTCGTCAGGCCCAAGCCAGGCATCCCACTGGCCACCATCTACATGGCCGACACCCTCAAGGAAGCCAAGGAGTTCGCCGACCACTGGGAGGAGATCGCCAGTGCCAACGGCGAGCAATGAGTAACGGGCTCGACCGGCAAGGCACTGAGCGAGCCTTCCGAACGGCCATCAACACCCTCGGCTACGTCAGGGGGCACGTCACCAAGCTCGTGGACGAGGACCGGACCACGCCGGATCTGCTCAACGACATAGACGACGTAACGGACGCGCTCAGGGCCGACCTGGAGACCTACCGGGACTGGTACCGAGAGCCAGAAAGGGACACATGACCAAACTCAAGACCATGCTGGCCGCGATCTTCCTCATCCCCGTAGGGGCCATGACAGTGGCCTGTGGCTCTACGCCCGCAGGCGGGACCGCCAACAGCTCCGACTTCGGAGTCGCCTCCAACGCGCACTACGTCGACCTGCCCGATGGGCGCAAGGTGCTCTGCGTGTACGAGACTCGCCAGTCCCGGCGCGACGGCGGCCCCTCGTGCGACTGGGCCAACGCCAAGTGAGCGCCCTCACCCAAGTCCTAGGCTGGCTGAGCGCGACCTACTGGGTTACGGCCCTCCTCGGATCCATACTCGCCTCTACGGTCTCACCAGAAGCCATCAATCTGGCAGTAGGAGCGGGCATGTGGGCGGTCATCACCCTCATCGCCTTCGTGTTCATGGCGATAATTGACCACGCCGACTAGGCAACTCGCCCACCTGATGTGATCGAAAATTAGCCCCACTTCGATAGTGTTCTCCTCGCAGGGAGAAAGGGAAAGAAGTGGCACGGCAAGTCATTGTTCTAACTACAGATGATCTTGATCCATCCAAAGAAGCCTCGGTAACCGAAGTCATCGGGTACCGAGGCTTCTTGTATGAGATCGACCTAACGCAAGAACACGCAGATGAGCTAGAGCGCACACTCGATAAGTGGCTAAGCGTTGCTCACGAGAAGAAGAAGTGGCCAAAGAGGACGCAGAAAGAGGTGAGCGTTACACCGGCTGTAAGCGAGCAGCCACCGGCCCATCCCACCACGGCCCTCACAAAGGAAGAGCGTCGCGCTGTGCGCGAATGGGCGGGCAAAAACGGGTTCACAGTCTCCAAGCGTGGGTACATCAAACCGGCCGTCATAGAAGCTTGGAAGAACGCACATAAATGAGCGACACAGAAGACCGAGTTGTTAAGCCGCAACACCGGATGTGCCGTGTTTTCGGTCACGCCTGGGACTACACCACAGTTAAGAAGGAGGGCGTGGCCTACATCCAGGGCCTCATCTGTATTAGGTGTTCAACTGAGAGATTCCTGCGGATTCACTCCCGCACGGGGGAGACAAAAGGCAGTCGATACAGCTACGCTGACGGCTACCTTTTCAAAGGTGGCGGGGCCTTAACTCCAACCGAGAGGAGTGAACTAAGGCTTATAGAAGTGACTGGGCGCAACCCACGACGACGAAGGAGGATTTCATGACCACGACAGGCTACAGTGCAACCGTGACAGCACCGTCAATACGCGCGTTAATCATCACGCCAGAAGGCACGCGCGAAGTGCGCGTGATCGACCAGGCCTTACCCGCCATGCGCAAACTCGTCGGTGGTCACATCGAGGCGGTCACCACCGAGCACGCCACCCTCTGGTGCAACGAAGAAGGCAAGCTCCTCGGTTTGCCAACGAACCCCATGGCAACCTACCTCTGGTGGAAACTCCAGCCCGAGATGGAAGGCCGAGACTCACTCCACGGCACCGTCATCGTCACTGGGCCCGCCGACGAAGCAGGCGACTCGTACCCAGTCCTCGACGCCGTCCTCGATCTCTACGAGCGGATGAACGCAGTCCGCTCGGAGTGGATCATCCCCCCTTCCGGAGACCAAGCTCCTGGAGGAGAGACAGCTCCTTAGCGAACGGCTCCCGCCCGAGCCTTCGACGGGGTCGGATAGCGGCAATCACACAGCTGCCATCCGGCCCCTCTTCATATCGCTGATACGTCCGCACCGGCCGATCCATCGGCTTACCCTGACGCCACCACCGATAGTGCGTACTACACCAGCCACGCGCCGTCACACGACGGCCGCAACCCTCAACCTTGCAAACGGCCATGTACGGCCTCTCCTCTACTGTGAAGGCTCATGAGAACCACACTCACCGCGCTCATCGCAGCAATCTGCGCCGCCATCGCACTCGCCCCCGCAGCGGAGGCCAGGTCCGCGATGTACCGCGTCGGCACCGACATCGCCCCCGGCGACTACATGTACAAAGTGGTCGGCTGGGAGGAAGGGGCCTACGCGCTATGCGCAGACGCCAACTGCGGCATGCCAATTCACCACGAGATCATCGAGGGCGAAGGGGCCACCGGCTACATGACCGTCACGCCCAACACCAAGTACGTGAAGACGACCTACCTGACGCTCACGCCAGCCTGACCTCGTCCCGGCCAACCCCAGGGAGGTGCGACCTGCAGTTTTGTCGCACTCGACCTGGGGTTTTTTTACATACAGCAAACCCCTCAACCAGGAGCCGAACCGCAGATGGGAAGCTTCTCAAGGCTTCGACCAGCAGTTGGGGTTTCAAAAGGCCTCCCCCCAAACCCCCCTCCATCATACCAGCAAATTGGAATTGGATACTTGGCACTCAAACTTGCCGGGGAGAGAGGGGCTGAT